AGTCACCAGATTTTGATTTCTTTCTTAATGTTTTTCTTTCAATTACATAATCGTCTCCGTCAATTGTAATCTCACCAGTAACACTAACCTCATCTTTATCCGTAAATCTGTTAAAGATTTCAGAGTTAGTCTTAGTTTTGGTTGTTGAATTGAAAAATAGGAACATTAGAAGATCCACCGTTGATGTTGATTTACCTCCAAAGTTTTTGGGTGTGGATTCAACAACGGTAATACCGTCTAAATTAGTGAAGTCAATAACGTTATCTTCACCGAATGATAGAAAATTTGAGAAACTAATTTTTTTAATTGACCACTTATTATAACGAACTTTATTTTCGTTAAGTTTGTCAATCTGAGCATTTACTTTACTGTCTAATCTATCAACAAGTTCCCACTTAATGTTAATTTCATTTTCTTTGATGAAATCTTTCATTAATGTTTTTTGGTATTCTTGGTCAAGGATATTGTCCGATACTTCCAATGATTTTAATCTCGTGTCTTGCACTTGTGATAATGTTTTTGTTATCACTTGTACATTCTTAGATTTATATTTTTCTTGAAAGTATGACTTTACTCTTCTGATTTTCTCAGGTGTAAAATTTTCAGGAACGTCTTGCCACGTTACTTTAATAAATGGGTTAGTCTGCGACATAATTTTTTTAATATGTTAGTTTTTTCTACTTGCTCTAAAACAAAAGTTCCGTCGATTAATGTGTATGTTTCAACGTCTTCACGTCTAAAAGATAACCAATTTTCAACTTCATTACTGTTCTTTGGTTGGAATCGTGTTCTAACCATTTTATTCTTATCCCTAACCGTATTTGACCTTATTACAATCACTTGTGTAAAATCTTTATTGGTTCTCATGAAGATGTTTTTTTGGTAACTTAAATTGTCAGTTACTTTACTTCTTACAGTGTTTTCGGGTAAAAAATACTTTTCTTTTCTACCGGGAATATTAATTGTTCTGAATTTCTGCTCCGAAATTAGTGAATAATTGTCATTCTCCCAAAAATTTCCTTCCCATTTTCCATGTTCAACCTCAACCCCTAACAATAAATCGTCAACCCCTAACAAGTCGATTTTATATAATTCATCATTAGATTTAAGTTTCATGGACCATTTTTCATCACAAAATTTGATGATGAACTCTCTTACAAGTGTGTCATCATAACTTGTGCGTTTTAATTTTGCCATTAAATTTTATTTAATCCTACTCTCCTCGAAAAACTCGACGACAGCATTTATAGCCCAAACGGCTCCTGCGGTAAACATTCCATCAAAGAATATACAAACCACCCATGGTAAATCATGTGCGGTAAATATTGTTTGTGAAGGTGAACCGAGTACAATCGACATAAAGAATCCCACCCATGTCGAGGTACATAATGTACAACTGATTAGTGTACCAAAAAATTTTGATTTTCTTGCGATGAACGCTCTTGTACTTTCGAAAATACTTCCCCATACAAGAATGGACGTAAATCCATATGCAATAAAAATCCAAAGAAATAATGTTACCATATGTTTATATTGTTTTGGATAATATAGAGAAAAAATCCCGTAATACCAAATTATTCACTATATAGTGAACCTAAATCACTATTCTTCATGAACGTACCCTTGTTAAATTTATTTAATGAGGAAGTGATTTTATCTAAATCAGATTTTAATTTATCGTTTTCAATTTTTAAAGTTTCAATTTCTTTATCTTTAGCCATTTCTTTAGATGTGTCGAAAATAACCTTTTCAATAGGGACTTCTTTAATAACCTCTTTAGTTACCACCTTAGTGTCCCCTTTTACTAAAACTTCTTTAATAATTTCAACTGGTACTTCGACTCTTATTTCTTTTATAACCTCAACGGGAACCTCAATAATCTTTTCTACTATCTTTTCCTTAATAACTTCAACGGGCACTTCTATGACCTTTTCAACTATCTTTTCCGTAACGTTAGTTACCCCATTTGGAGTTTCACCGTATTTTAACAAAGAAAACCCTCGATTGAAGGTTTCCGTTGCTTTTTTATTAATGTCGGTAATTTTATTTAACTCACAGAATTGAATAAATTCCTTATCCAAGGTTAAGGTGAACTTCTTTTCCATTTTCAATATCTTTAATGTCTGTTATTTCAAAATGGAGAAATGGTTGGTCGTTTTGTAAATCAATAAAGTCATATTCGTCTTTAATAACATCATAAACTCCGTAACCATGATGTTTAACTGTTTCCCCAAAATTTTGTTGTATTAAAGAACCAATCATAACGCCTTTACCTCCTCCGGGTAATGTGAATGTTTGTCGTTTATGAATATCACCACATAATAACAAGTCTAAGTCAACAAAATTTAATTGGTCGTATGCATCTTCAAATGTGAACCCCATATCAGTTGATAGTCCTTGTATAGGTCCGTGGAATAATCCAACGTGAAATTTACCTTCTTCTTTTACAAAATCGGGTCTAACATTATGTTGATATAATGAATAAACGACCCAATTAATGTTTTCGTCTTCATACACACCACTATCTTTGTAATATGAGATGTTCTTATTGTTTATTAATTCAACAATTGGGGTAATACTGTCAATACGTTGAATATTATTTTCTAAGAAATCGTGGTTACCCGGTATGATAACAACTTTACCGTAAGTTGATAGTTCGTTTAAAAACCAACTTGTTAATAACAATTGCTCGTTTGAAATGTTAATTTTCTGGTGCGCAATGTCGCCAGCGATTACAATTCTAATCTCTTCCCATTTTAAACCTTCTTCTATCCATTTAGTTGATAGTGTGCTAACTTCATCAATTAGTTTTTCAAATTGTTCACGATATAATTCATGTAATTGAAATGTGCGGATGTGTAAGTCGGCAATGTGTATAATTTTTTTTATCATCTCTTAATATAGTTTTTTAAATCCATCGTTAAAATCGTACTACTGATTTGTGGTGGAACTTTATATTCGACAAAGGTACCATCTTCTTTTAATAAAACAATAACATTTCCCAATAATTTTGTATTTTCAAATTTTGTACCTTTTAACATTTTAAGTAATAACCTACCATATAAGGGAAGTTGTAGGTAATAATGACCCAACGCATTATCGTGAAAATTATCAAACGGTGGGAATAGTTTACCGGTGTAATGATGGACTTCGAAATTTTTTGGTTGGTTTGTTTTCCAATCTGTGGTTACAAACCCAAAATTATCTTTTTGTTTATTCATCATTAACCATATTTTATCCGGTTGTCCTGTGTATTGTTCTTCGGGGTCACCAAGTACCGCTTCTGTGTCCAATAAGACCGCACCACGTTCTAACATTAAATCAAGGAACTCTTTTCCGGCCTTAATCATATTGTCACTCTTACGTTGTTGTTCGTCGTTAATTTCGAATATAGGTTGTCTAACGTCTTTGTAGTTACCGAATCTACCGATAGTATCTTTTTCTAATTCGTAGTGAACTCTACTACCCATATTGGTAGATAAATCACCTGCCATTTTCCACTCTGCTAATAATTTTTGTTGTGCCACTGGGTCACCACCTGACATCTTTAATGCCATTGCCGACGCATCAAAAAACTTATGAAATTTATGTACAATTTTAGAAACAGAAGGGAAATTTTTCTTAACCGTCCCGTCTAAATCTTTCATGTAATAAATGTGTGAATCTTCAATAAATGTTAATTCAAGTTCTTTCCTTCTTTGTTCTAATAGGTCTTTAATCTCTAATGAGATGTCGTTTAAATTCATGTTAATCAATTTGTTTTATTTTATATCCACTGATGTCCCCTTGGATATCTGCAATGTCTTTATCTCCTTCTAATTTAAGTGACCATACTTTACCCATTAATTTACCACAATTTAATTTATGGTATAATTTTTCTTGGTCACCGTAAGCGTCAGGGTCTAATATTATTATGATTTTTTTCGCATTATCATATAATTTATTGAATAGGTGTTCACTCATAAACTTACCCAACATAGGTATTGAATTTGGTATGAATATACTATCGAAAGCCCCTTCAACAATATAAACCGTTTCATCCCAATTAATAAGGTATTCATTGAATATGATGATTTCTTTTTGAGCTTCGGGATTTTTATATTTTAATTTTGTCTTTACTAAATAAGACCTTGCAATGAAATAATTTAAGTATTTGTTTTCATCATATGATGGTATGATTATTCTATTCTCATATTCACCGGTATAACAAAATCCAATGTTATATCTAACTAACATTTCTTCTGTAATGTTTCGTTTTTTAATATAATTGTATGCTTGTCTATATTGTGGAGTTAATTTTAAACCGGCAGAAACGTCTTTAAATGCAATAAATTCTTTTGGTAATTTGACTTGTTTGTATGTTCGTTTTGAATTTTCTTCATTCTCGTCGGGTCTTAAAATTTCGTATTTCTTAAGTTGTTTCTTGTTGCCGTGTTTCTTTATTAATTTATAAAGTGACCCATGGGTTCCGTGAGTTTCAGAACATGACCAACACTTAAACACGCTATTGTGGTAGTTTATTTCTAAATTACCTTTACCGTCTCCGTGGTCCAATTCTTTAATGTCGTACGAGCACACGGGACAATCAAAGGATATTTGTCCTTTGTAGTCATTGTGAAGTTTTGGTTCACCTAAGATATCTTCTAAGATATCAACTACACCCGAATAATCAACTTTCTGATTTACCATGGTATAATAATAAGAAAAAAATGTGAGAAAAAAAAATGTGGTAGGATATAAAAAAAAAGAAAGGGGAACACCACTCCCCCTTTCACACCAACTAAACATGTATTACTACATGTCCCGTCCTATTTTAATTATACAATAAAATTTTCACAAATGGAAATGTTTTATTGTTGTTTTTTTGTATTTTCTAATTTAGTCATGTTAACGTATCCAATTACACAACAAGCGGCGTCTGCCATATCGTAGTTTTCCTTTCTAAGTGCTCCGGTCTTTCCGTATAACCAATTAATATCGGGACAAACACTATTAACGTGTTCCCAAATTACATGTTTTTTATCTATATCTTTCGGATAACCACCAAACAACACATTACGTCCTTTATCGTTTGGACCAACTAAATCAGGAAACGCATGTTTTCTTGAATTGTATGTTGAAATAAATGTAGGTAAAACCCCTAATACATCATAACACGCCTTAAGAATTAATGTGTTATATCTTAATAACGTACCCACAGTATAGATGTTATTTGACTGTAACAACGGTTCCTCAATAATAACACGAGTAATCCCAACATCTTTATAGTCTTCTAATTGTTTCTTGAACGCATCTGCCTTCTTAATCAATTCTTCAATTTTATCCTCCGGTTGAGGTTTAATTTTTGGAGAAAAGTGAGTTAGCTCCAATAATTTAGACCCTGATATATCAAAAAGGGCCCATCCAATTGTTTTAGTTGAAATATCCAATCCTAAAATTTTTGGCTTATTCTTAAATTTTACGTCAATTTTTACATCTATACTCATATTCCAAAAGTTAAATTAAAATCAGATAAATGTAAAGCTTAGAAATCAAGTTTAACGGCGAATACCTGTGTACCGGTTCTTGTAATTGGTTTACTTGTTTTTGCCATGACCAAAGCGTCTTTATTTGAATTGAGTAATGCCACCTCAGTTATTTTTGGATTACCTGAAACAAATGTTGGGTTTTGTGATGTTGAGAATTTACCTGACGGTAAATTAATGAAAAACTTCATTTCTTCAATATCAGTTGCCCTAACTAATTTAACACTTCCAGCAAACGGTTGTTCGTCACCAAATTGTGGTAAAGTTGTTGAACCCGTATAAACATCACCTAAATGTGTATTCAAATCGAAAATTGTACCGTTATCGTATTTGTTTTTGTCAATTGTAAATGTAACATCTCTTAATCCAATTGGGTCGATTAATGAAGAGTTATCGCCACCCGCTTCAATTGTGTAGTTCATCTTAACCCAATTGTTAGGGTTAGGTAGGTTATCACTATCAGTTTCATCAATTCTTTGTGCTAATATGTGAAATTTACTTGCAATAAATCCATCGGTAACTTCTCCAAAAATTGTTTTTAAATTTTGGAATTCATCTGTATCAAATTTAATGGTTACGTTTGATGGTGTAGTTGTACCAGTGATTTTTGTGAAATAATTACAAGGCAAACCATTCAAAGATGTGTCACCAACATATTCAAAAGCGTATGTTACAAACATTGTTTGTCCTGTAGTTCCACTCATTATTGAATTCGATGCATTTGTGTCTGTAGGTACTAAACTAATTTTAGGTGCCGGTAACGTATATCTCCTATTTGATTTATAATCTAATGCCGCAACTATTTCTTGGTCATCGAATACAATTATTTTATTATTTTGAAACACTTTACCAACTGGTAAATTTTGTTCATCTAATAAATCTCTATATGATATGTGAAGTCCATTATTAACACTTGATATAATTGTTTTATTTGATTCACTCATATGGAAAATTGCTCCTAATGTGTTACCTGTATTTCTATGGTATTCTAAAAAAGGAATATGAACCTCAAAAAATTCAAAATCGTCACTATTGTCGGCAGTAATCGTATTACCAGTTGCTGTGCTGATGTAATCATCGTATTTAAAAAATCTGTCTGGGTCATTTACTATGTCTCCAATTTCTGAATAATGAATTATTGCAATACATTTTTGTTCTTCAGGAGTTAACGTAATAACTTCATCAAACGTATTTGTATATGTCGTTCCCGTATTTGTAACCTGACCTCCAGATGTTCCATAACCTAAAAACTCTTTTGTTGATGTGTATTTGGTACTTGTAAATCCAGATAACGATTCATCAGTACCGCTTACGTCAAAACCTATTGGTTTTTGTCCCCAAACAACATTTAGAGTCCATGGATTATGTTGTGCATCGGTGTCAGGTAACTGTGGTAGACAAGTTGTATCAACGTCACCAGAAGTGTCAAATTCCATCTCACAACTATTACAAACAACACTAACCGAACCACTAAGTCCCGTAAAATCAGGTGTTTTTCTATCTAAAAATAACGTTTCAGTTGTTGACCCCGTTGTAACTCCGGTGATTTTATATATTACACTATTTGTCACTCCCGAAATTAATGGTGAAACTCCTGATGTATCGAAGGTATTAAAAACAATAGTAATGTACCCACAATCTTGATATGTTGTCCCCGTAGAAATTGGAACTGTGATTTGAGACGTACCATCCAACTCCGTAATATCCATTTCATTTGTTAAACATTCAATAGTTGTTCCTGTATTTGCACTTAAATTATATGTCTTATATTCAGAAACAAAACCGGCAGGTCCCATAACATTTCTAATTGTCTCGGGTTCACTGGCAACAATTGGAATACCATAAATCGTTGTTCCACTGATATTAGTGTTATCTAATTTCAATGGATATTTTACTTGACTATCTTTATCGAATGGTGTTAATACCCCTTGTTCGATTGTTGAAAATAAAGAATCGTAGTTATATTCGGAATCTCCAATTGTAAAGTAACTTATTTTAAAATCACCTTTAGCAATGGCGTTTCTACCCTTTTGAGTTATTCTTGCTGAAAGATATTCGGAATTGTTACTGTTTAAAAAGCTCATATTTTAATTATTATTTAATTTTTATTATATAGTTGGACAATGTATAGTGTCACCGCAATCTCTATCGATTGAACTGAAGAATACCGCATCTGCAGTACCTACGAAGTTTTCATCTATAATTGTTCCACATCTTTTACTTCCGGTTCCCGGTACCCCAACCTTATATTCAATCACATCACCAACAAATTTAACATATGTTTTTTCAATGTTAAAGTTCTCTTCCGTTATACAATCCATGATTAAATAATTTGTTATTACTGGTGACGCCGTTAGTGTCGGTGTCGGTGATGGTGTCGGAGTTTCAAGACTACAAGTAAACGCCTTTGCATTCACGGTAACAGAATAATTAATTTCAGATTCGTTAATTCCTCCACCTATTAAATTAAAACTTGAACCTGGACTTAAATTAAGTGTGGTTGAGTAGGCGTTTTCATATAAAGGTGTTGTTATGTCTACCGTTCCCGGATATGATGACTGACCTGAGGCGTACCATTTTAATGTTACTGTAGTTGCAACAGGTCCATTATAGTAAATTTGGTTAGAAGCCCATGTCCCATAATATATGTGTGTCATAGTTATGTTTCCATTACTCAATGCCGGACTAAAGTCCGAGAATGATGGGCAATATGGTGGTGCCGGTGTGGCCGACGGCGTTGAGGATGGTGCCGGTGGGTCGTCAGTTGGGGTTGGCGTCGGTGTCATTGTATTGGTAGGTGTGTTAGTTGGTGTTTCTGTGTTAGTTGGTGTAATTGTTGGAGTTACTGATGGTGTTGGCGTATTCGATGCCGTCACCGATGGTGTTGGAGTGTTAGTTGGGGTGTTAGTTGGGGTTTGTGTCGGTGTAGGTGTTGGGGTTTGTGTCGGTGTAGGTGTTGGGGTTGGCGTTACCGCATCAAAATTGATAGGTAATGCGATTTGGAAATCAAATGACTTCATCACCGTACAATTATTTGTTCCGTATTTGAAAGATTTGAATCTTATTTTTTCTTTTCCGTCTTTATCATAGAAAAATTCATAGGATAAAATATCTTCAGTAACTGTTGCACCCGTTATTGAGGATACCCCAATTTGTTCACCATACGTGTTATCTTTACCTACACTATTTCTTGTATAACCCGAATTATTATTTACATAATTTATAGTCCCAACAATTGCCTTCTTCCACAAATATTTCAAAGTAACCTCATCAATACAATATGCGTCAAATCCCGGTGTTGTGGTACCTGTGGTTGGTATCGGTTCCATACAATTAGTATCTCCTGAAACGTAATATAATTTAGCGTTTTCAACTGTTGTTCCAGTATGTGATGTAAAACCACTTAATAATGCATATGTTGACGAATCACTTGTTGTTCCTGAATAATTTATCCCATCTATTTTGAATAATGGCATTAATTTAAAATAACCATCTTTACCATTATCCCCTAATAATGTTTGGAATCCAGTATCCGGATCATTTAATATTTCATCAAGAAATGTTGAAAAACTTGGTTCAGGGTAAACGTCATCTACCATTTCAAATAATTGGCATGGTTTTCTATATTTGTATTTTGACCTACTGAATTTATTATTCTGAATTAAATTACCGCCCGTCCATAATGTCGTTGCCGGTATAAATTGGTCAAGTACCTGAACCCAATAAGGGCTCATTTTATTAACAAATTCAGTTACTGAAATAAAATTATATGGAGTATATCCACTATTTGTAATTTGATTTATGTAATCAGAATAAACATTTTCTAAATCAATATAATTGTTTTTATATTTTACAGTACTTGAATTTTTTATCGTTTTACTCAATACATTACCAAGATATTCTGCAAATGAGAATTCACTTTGTGGTGTTAAACTACCAAAAGTTGCACCACTTGTTCCTAAGTTTCTTGATTGTCTGTAAATGTCATAATTAACCGCATTTGCAGAATCTAAATGAACTGTAATGTTTTTTCTATTTAAAATTAATTTAGAATCATTTTCATTATTAGTAACACTAACTTTATTGTTATCTATTTTTGATTCAAGTTCAAAACCGTAATCTAAACCCGGTAACGTTCTAAAATTATCGAAATAGTCTTCACCATAAGTGAAATCTTTTGGTTTTGTTTTAATTGTTTTTGTTCTACCAGTTAAAACAAATTCATTATTAATAAAAGTTCCGTTAGATTTATCGGTATCAATAACTGTTGGTGACCTATGGTCTAATGTTAAATCATACCAACCTGAACCTTTTTGGAAAAATATATCACTACCAATATTTGTTACTTTTCTTGGTAAGTTATTTTCATCAATAGGGTAGTCCGTTCTTGTTAAGGTTGTCGAACCGGTTGTTATACCTGTTAAATATGTGTATGTACTTTCTGTAAATCCTGTAACAACGGTGTCTGTTTTATTACCTTGTATTAAATTATATAAATCATCTTGTACTGACAAAGATTTTGGAAGTGATTTTACATTGTAAACATATTCATTAATATTAATAATTGGTTCAGGTGCACCTAAAAATTTCAAAAAGAATTCAATTGATGAACGTGTACCTTTTGATTTAAAGAGGTGGGCTAAATTTACTAAAATTCTTCTATAAAATTCATGTTCAGACTCGATTAACGTTTTACCGATTGGTATTCCAAGATATTTTGCATCTTGTCTACTGTATAGTGTGTCTTCTAATGTTTTTTCATCGAATAAATTAACCGTTGATAACCCTAATGTTTCTGAAAGATTTTTTAATAAAATGTCAGGTACGTTATTAACACCGTCATAACTAACATTTCTCATAAATGCAATGTTATCGATGTATTTTTTTACTCTGTCAAAATTTTGACCATATAATTGAAATATAGTTTCACCTTTCTTTTCTTCAGTATCGAATTCAAATAACTGAGGGGCCGTTAAAAATCTAACAACTAAGTTTGATTTATAGTCGTCGATTTCATCTGCAATTGCACTTAAATTATAAAGATATTCATCATAACCTAAACCGATGATTTGTAAATTCCAACCATCTCTTGATACTGGCCAACTAACTTCAATGTCAGTTAAATCCGTAGATGTTTTATCAAAACTTTCTCTTGGTACTTTAAATGTTGCAGTGTATTTTGGATTTGTTTCACGATTTAATAATAGACTTTCCAAATCATCCAAATTGTTGAAGAATTCTTCGGTAATCGCATCACTTGGTCTTATTAAAAAATTGTCAGTAACGTTTGTTAATCCAATAAACGGATTTCCTTTAACTTTAAAATAAATGTCACCACCAGTGTTAGGTTCACTATATATTATAACATCAAATGTATTACCGTTGAAATCTAAAACATATTTTGTATATGAAGAATAAAGATTTCTAATACCATTATCTGTCACCAACAATGTGTTACTTTGTGGTTTCACTAAAACAACATCGAATGGATTGAATAATAACGTTTGATTAACACTGAATTGTGTGGTTTTTGTTATTGAATCGTATGTGATATTTTCCGCAGTATTTTCAACAATACTGGTCGGTGATGTCCCATCTACCAATATCCCCGCAGGGAACTTATTAATAATTTTTCCGATTGAGACTTGTAATCTTTGTTTTAATGAACCGAATAATGATTTATTCGCATCATCTTTACCTCCTTTAAATCTAATTTTTTCATTTTTAGTTGGGTCTCCATCTTTTGTAGTCGGAGCATCAACTTCTTCCTTTAAAGTGTCTAAAGTGAAAAAATCTGAAAATGGAGAAGTTTTAAAATCCTTACTGTCTTTTTCAGGTATAACTTTATCAATGGCGAAGTTGGTATTGGTCAATTGACTAGTACCATCAGTAATCTGGTTACCGACTAAACTATCACTAAACGTTCCACCCGCATTTCCAAGTTGACTTGGTACTTTGTGTTTTACTACTGCCATTATCCTGTTATGTTATCTAAGTTTAAAGTTTCATCAATATTATCTCTTTCCTCACGAACCTCGTAAAGTGTTTCATTAAATTGGTCTTTAACTTCGTATAAGTTGTATTGTTTATAGATGTTATTGTTATTATCGTAAATTGTGTAGATACCTGGAGTAGTTGCCTTAGTTTGATTACCGTAAAGTGCATGTGCTAATGTAGACGCGTCGTGTTCTACCATTTCGATTTCAATCGTTGTTGGATTAAAATAGGTATTTGTTAATATTACTTTTTGACCGGGTTCACCAATAAAAGGAACCACGTTTGGTCTACTTGCCGGTGACGAACTTGGCGTTACAGTTAAAAACATTAAATTAGACGTTTGGTCAGTATATTGATAACGAATCGCCTTATCGGTTGTATTTGTTAAATTTGAGACAATTGGTTTACAATAAAAAGAAGATGTAACTACTCTATAAAAATTAGGTACTTTTTGATTATTGGCGGTATTCAAATATTCAACTCTATACCCAACCAATCCTTGTGGTGTAAATTTATTTCTATCTCCCTCTGTTACTGTTGAGATATCAACGATTAAACCTCTAACTGATGGTAACGAAGCCAACACACCACAATCAGTGATTGCAGTTCTAATTTGTTTAGGTCTTATATGTAAAGTGTAAATTCCTAATTCAGAAAAATCATCTGCCTTTAATTTTAGATTATATAAACCACCTAAAATCTCAACATTTTGTGCGGTTGGTTCTAATGTCGTGTTTTCATTATGAAAAACGGGTGTTAATACGTCTGTTGCCGTTAATTTCTTTAACGTAACTTCTGATGTTGATGTTCTACCCGAAACGTGGTGATAAAATATATCTACGTCTGCGGGTGATACGTCTGCCGGTCTTATAATACCATATGATCCTACTGCCATTCTTTTTTATTAATAAATATAAATCTTATTGTTTTTTAACGTTATAATATCCATTCCCGTAGATACTTAATTCTCCCATATTATCAATTTCACCCAATCTTAAATTAACCTCCATAACTCCTTGTTTACCCCTTTCAACAAAAATGTCCGAATAGACTCTTGGTTGTTCGACGAATCCTAAGAAATGTTCGTTTCTTGTTAAAACATTATTAATTATTGATTCTTGAGTAAAACCTGAAGTATTTCCAGTGTAAATTGTGTGACCATCGGGATAGTCTAAATAGGTAATATTATCTATCGTGTACCCACTTGTGCCATCCATATTAATAGTTACTCCACTATAATCATTAGACCCGTATTTTTTAAGTTCAGAAATTTTACTTTGACCAATCGCCGTAAAATATGTTGTACCTGTGAATGTAGTTGTACCAGTGTGTGGTGTATAATCTAAATCAGTTAAATAATTTTGAGTTATACCCGACAGGGACTGTCCTTCTTTTGGGAAAGATGGAACAAAAAACGACATACTACCAAACGAATCAGACATAATTTTTTAATATACTAGTAAATATCCTTAGATTATTTTTTAAATAATATAAGGATTAATATATTCTAAATAAAGGGAAGTGAACTAATGTGTTAAATTATGCACATGGACTACATGTTCCTTGACTATTGAATACTCCAACTCCGTTAAATGACCCGTATAAACACGTATTACTATCTGCCCAATAAGTAAATGACAATCCAGTAAATGGAGTACCATTTGAATTATAGTATGTGTTACCATTAGTTAAAACCACAACACTTGGATTATTTGAGTAGATTGTGGTACTTGTTCCTCCACCTCCACATGCGTTAGAAATAACGTTAGAACCCATAATAGTGAATGGGTAATATGAACCTGTTGCCGGACATGGAACTTCAATTAATCCACTATTTACAACACAACCATTTGCGTCGGTAACTTCAAGACAATAGAATCCACATGAAAGACCCGTTACATTTACAGAAGGTGAACCTGAAGTGATATTGGTATATGTATTAATTAATGTATCACCACAACCCGTTGTGTAAGGTGATGCCGTATCTTTATATAGTCGATATGTTTTGTTAAACACTCCACCTGATGACGTTAACGTTAATGAACCATCATTATTACCTAATGTAGAACCAACAACATTCGTTATACTTGCAACATTTAATGTAGGTTGAGTAACAACTGAGCTATACGAAGCAATACAACCATTAATATCTTTTACGTAAATGTTATGTGAACCCGCAGTTAAACTTGAGAATGTTTTAGGGAATGAGAAGTACGTTCCTCCAATGTTATCAATTGCAACTGTATATGCGCCACTTTGTCCTCCGAATGGGCTCGATGCGGTAATTGAACCGTTAGAACCTCCATTACAACTCACATTAGATGCCACTGTAATTGTTGCGTTAGGTGCGGTAACAGTTAAATCTGTTGTGTATGGTGTCGGTGAAACACATCCATTAGCATCTTTTACACGGAATGTGTGTGATGCCGGACTTAATGATGTAAATGTGGCACTTGATTGATATGTTCCTCCATCAACACTATATGTGTATGGTGTTACACCTCCTGAACCTGCAACGGTAAGTGAACCATTGTTAGTATTATAACAAGTTGGATAAGTAATGCCTCCCGATAATGTAACCCCAACCACACTTGGTTGTGTGACAGTTACCGCGAACGTACTACTACATTCTACAGATGTTGAATCTTTTATGTAAACAATATATGAACCTGCGGTTAATGATGAATACGTTCTCGTCGATCCAACTAAGGTTGTATATCCATAGACCACCGCTCCCGCCGATGTTGTAAGTTTAGTGGAGAATGGTGCTCCTTGTCCACCTGAAACACCAGATATCGTAATTGTACCGTCGGTACCTCCATTACATGTAACCGCACCAAACGTGACAGTACCTGTAGGTGCACTTCTTGTTGTATTACCAACAGCAACACTTGAAACCGTTCCAATTCTGTTGTTATTTCTAACGTAACCAGTATAAGAACTTGCAGATAATCCGGTGAACGTTGCGGATGATTGCCAAGTAATATTATCTTTAGAATATTCAAATGGTGCACCATTACCTCCCGATGCTGATAACGTAAACGAACCATCATTTATATTATAACATGATTGTTGACTAAATGACGTTACAATAACTGTAAGTGCCGGTAAAGTAGGTGACGGCGTTGGGGTTTGTGTTGGTGTTTGTGTTGGTGTGACACTTGGAGTTACCGATGCAGTTACTGATGGTGTAAGCGTATTTGTTGGCGTTTGTGTCGCAGTAACTGATGGTGTAACAGTTGGTGTTACCGTATTTGTTGGCGTTACCGATGCAGTTACTGATGGTGTAAGCGTATTTGTTGGCGTTTGTGTCGCAGTAACTGATGGTGTAACAGTTGGTGTTACAGAACTTGTTGGGGTTAGAGTAGGTGTTTGTGTTGCTGTAACTGATGGTGTAAGTGTTGGGGTCACGGATGCCGTTACTGATGGTGTTGGGCTTTGTGTTGCAGTAACCGACGGCGTAACTGTGTTGGTTGGTGTAAGTGTCGGCGTAACTGATGGGGTAACGGTTTGTGTAGGTGTTGGTGTCGGTGTCGGCCCACCAACATAAATCGTATAGGTTGGGTCGTTATATGGGAATATATTCGTACAAAACGCGGCAGGTGAACTATCTAAAATAAGTGATGTAGCACTATCAGGTACCTCAACCATCAACCCATTTCCAGTTGTTAATTGTGTATATGTTAAACCTGTGGCATTTAATGTACTTCCCGTTAAGTTAAAAATTAACGCATAGTGACTTGAATCAATAGTATTGTAGTATATACTAAAAACACTATTTGAAACCCCAACCTCTATTTTTACGTTAAAATACCTCATTTATTTTTTTATTTTATGTAAAACTTAAATTTACTTGATAGAATGAACCTACGTGATATAAACTATCTACCGTGGTAAAATCTATTCTTAATGTGTGTACCGTATTCGCTAACAATAGATACGGTCCAGTTACTTGGTACGCTTTAACAACTGGTCCCATTAAACATCCTAATCCACCTCCTGGCGCATGTGCGTCTGCAATTTGAGTACCATCTAATTTAAATGTTATTTTATCGTAGTTTGAATCTTGTCTTTCACCTAATCCGTTAAAATCTACATGTAAATATGTATTCGCGGGTCCAACCGTTATTGTTGCGGTTGCCACACCTGTTTGAGTTGCTGAACATGTTCCACCACAATTCTGTGAATCGGATACCTTAAATTTAATATCTAAATTACTATTTGTAATTTCCCATCCCGCATCGGTACAACCGGCAAGTCCAACGGTATTTGTTGAGGTTGACCAAGTTAAACCTGAAACAGGTGAAAAAATTGAAAAACTTTCACTATTTGTACATTCACCATTACTTTGAACTATGATTGTATTAGTTGTGTCAGGAATATTACTAACAACTACACCATCCAATAAACTACTCCTTGTTACACCACTCACAAGTACATTACCAATGGTAATGGAATCGTGATAAATAGTAAACGGTCCCGTATTAGAACCGGCCGAAGTTGCTTTTATTGTTTTAGTAATTGACATTTATTATAAATATTATTTTTATTTTTAATCTTATGTGATTCTTATTATCATTTTTTATTAACATGGTCCTCCAGTACTATTACCTCTACATCCATATTCAAAGACATTACTAGGTGTACCATTAACACTTACAATTGTGATTGTTACATTTGTAAGTGTTTCAGATGCCTCGTAAATAACAGCACTTACATGCACAATTTGTGTTGAACCTGTCATAGTAAATGTATATGTTGGATTCAAGTTAAAATTGGCGGTACCACTATAATAACATGAGGTGGATTGTGTATTCGTTCCTATTGTAATTGAGGCTGACGACCCGTTTGAACTTCCGTTAAATGACCCACCGAATTCTCCTTTAAGTACAATAACGTCACCAATATTACCTGTTATTACGTAATCAGATTGTATTTGACTAGGACCACATGCACCTCCACTTCGGGTAATGGTATTAGGTGGGGGTAATGGGGTTCCGTTTGGTGTTACTGTATTTGTTGGTGTTATTGATGGCGTCGGCGTCGGTGTTGGGTCAAATGCTGTAATCGTGAAATTACATACATTAAATGGATCTAAAATTTCAGTTGCGGTAACGACACTTACACATAATGGTGTAACTGTAGGTGTTGGTGTAACCGTATTTGTAGGTGTTTGTGTAGGTGTTTGTGTTGGCGTTTGAGTTGGCGTTTGAGTTGGCGTTGGAGTTACGGTCACTGTTGGTGTAACAGTATTTGTTGGTGTATTTGTTGGTGTATTTGTTGGCGTATTTGTTGGCGTTACAGTGTTCGTTGGGGTTTGCGTTGGCGTTGGAGTAGCTGTTTGTGTTGGGGTTACTGTACTTGTTGGTGTATTTGTTGGCGTATTTGTTGCGGTTACCGATGGGGTAACAGTTGGTGTTACAGTACTTGTAGGTGTATTTGTTGGTGTCTCTGTTGCGGTTACCGATGGTGTTACCGTACTCGTAGGTGTATTTGTTGGTGTCTCTGTTGCGGTTACCGATGGGGTAACCGTATTGGTAGGTGTTTGTGTTGCGGTAACTGATGGAGTAACTGTTGGTGTTACTGTACTTGTTGGTGTTTGAGTTGGCGTATGACTCGGAGTAACCGTTGGGGTTACCGTTGCCGTTACCGATGGGGTTACCGTATTTGTTGGCGTATTTGTTGGTGTGTTTGTTGGAGTCTCTGTTGGAGTCTCTGTTGGTGTAACGGTATTTGTTGGTGTTTGTGTTGGCGTATTTGTCGGTGTTTCTGTTGGTGTAACGGTATTCGTTGGCGTATTTGTCGGTGTTTCTGTTGGCGTAACAGTTGCCGTCATACTTGGTGTAACGGTATTCGTTGGCGTTGGTGTTTGTGTTGGCGTAACCGAACTCGTTGGTGTTTGTGTTGGTGTCTCTGTTGGTGTAACAGTATTTGTCGGTGTTTGTGTTGGTGTTTGTGTTGGCGTTGGTGTAGGTGGGACGATGTCTAAATGACATGTCTTTACAATTTCATAAAATATAAAATCAAATGTTCCATAATAATAATCAGTTGTCCAAAAATAAGGTATCAAAACATTAGTCGCAACATTAACTTCGGTACCACCCGAAAACGGGTGAAACACGATATCTGCATGATATCCGTCATATGCTCCTGATGTACTATATAATCTTATTGTTGTCATTTTATCTATTAATAAAAATTAAGCCACTTGTGTTACCGTTAATATGATTGAAGGTGTTACAGGTCTAGTTGGTGTTGACTGTGTACCGACAGTTTCGAATACACCTGTTGAAGCGTCACAACTCCACATAATTTCCAAATATTGACCGGTATTTATTTGTGTTAAAAAATTTAATGCCGCAACAGAATATAACCCCGAACCCACCGATTTAATTAAACTAAATTTGGTATTTGAATTTGGTATATCAGTTTCACTAAGTCTAAACCACACATCGAAAGTAATATTCGTATTTGTTGTGTTCCCTAATTGATTTGAAAATTGAACATTATATAATCCGGAATTTTGTGGAGTAATCCTTGTTGGGAATCCACTTCCATTATTTACAATAGATATTCCATTATGAACGCCATTAACACTGTATTTCATAGCATATGCTGTATTTGCCGAACCTGATTGGTTTTGAATAGAATAAAATAACCCATAATTGAATTGTTTTTGGCCTGCAACATATAAACCGGAACCACTTAATATATTAAGATTACCGTTAATATCCATTGAACCACTAACCGCGACACTACCACTCAATGTCGTATTACCCAATAATGTGTTATTACCAATTTGAATAGTGGAACCGCTAACTTGTAATGAACCGGTAACTGATTGATTTCCATTTAATATAGTGTCTCCAACCCTAATATAATTACCCACTTGTTTTAATGAACCACTAATGTAATTAAATGACCCCGTTTGAGCAACGAATGACGCGGAACCCAACAATCTCAAACCACCTGCAGATATCAATAAGTTACCTTGATTGTTTGAGATGTTAGTATTAGGTGACCCTGACACGTCCGATGCAATATTAATTGATCCTGACGATACGAAGATATCACGAAATGGTAATTCCAAAGTTCCTAACGATGCACCTCTTGGTGATAATGGAACAATGTTACCACCTAATATCGTTGTTCCGGAAATGTTTAATGATCCGCTAAAAAATTGGTCTCCATGAAAAGTATTTGAACCTGTCGTAGCATATTGTCCCAATAAATCTTGTTTTGTGATATATTTTGATTGTCTTGGATTACTTTCACCATATGATGTTAGAAATAGTGAATTAGGTGTTACACCTGTCACTTGACCTAATTCCGAAACTCTTACTATACTGCTCATTTTTATAAATATTTTTCTTTAATTTTTTATTCTTCAATAATAATATCATTATTTTCATCACCAATAAAGTCTTGACCATTTTCTGTTATGATTCCTTCATTGTAAATTACAATTTCATAATTCATATCACAAGCCTCTGGTGTTGAAGTTGGTGTCACCGTCGGTGTTGGGGTAGTCGTATGACTAGGTGTAACTGTTGGTGTAACGGTATTTGTTGGTGTCTGTGTTGGCGTAACCGTCGGTGTGGCCGTTGCAGTTACCGTAGCGGTCATACTTGGCGTTACCGTTGGTGTTTGGGTTTGGGTTGGTGTAGGTGTAACAGTGTTTGTTGGCGTATTTGTTGCGGTTACCGTTGGTGTAGGTGTTTGTGTTCGAGTGACAGTTGGCGTAGGTGTTGCAGACAATGCCGGTGTTTGTGTTGGTGTAACTGATGGTGATGGTGACACTGTAGGTGTCATAGTTACAGTAACGCTTGGTGTATTTGTAATTGTTGGTGTAACACTAATTGTTGGCGTCACCGATGGAGTAACCGTTACTGTTGGTGTAACAGTTGCGGTCACACTTGGTGTAACGGTATTTGTAGGTGTTTGAGTTGGAGTAACTGATGGTGTAACTGTTGGTGTTTGAGTTGGTGTTGGTGTAACAAACGCAGGACAATCTATAACTAACGTTTTAATTACTTGTTCATTTACCCATGGCGCATCTAACGTTATCTTTATATTTTTCTCTCCGTTTGTACCATAAAAGTGACTTACAACACCATTTGCACTAATTGGGTCCGTTGTATCATCTCCCCAATGTACGGTAAATATGATGTCTCCAATGTTTCTTAATAAACTTGTGTTTGTGGTACCTGTAAGTGTAACTTCATTACAAATAATGTCATATGAGAAGTTAACCGCAACCGGATTTTTATCATAGGCAATATTACCATCAAAATCAACCATCGGTCCGTATTCATCAACAGATGATTCTAAATAAAGTGGTAACTGATGGTCATCATATATTTGTGAATTAATTTGTGATTCAGTACCTGAAATTAAATTCCAACTATCACTTATAGGTGTGCCCCATATATAATAACCTGAAGGAACAGTACTACCCGAAATATTAAAAATTGTAGTACCGGTGTTAGGTGACGTATTGATAGTATCACCCCAAGAAATAACATTATTTTCCGCATCATACCAAGTCATGCCCGTTAGTGAAACTAACTTAACATTAGGAATGTGTTTTCGTTTTATGTTATATCTTACTTTTCTCACTTATTGTTTTAAATTGCCATTAAATTTTCGGTACCGCCACACGCCCCGTATACACTATAAGTATTACCGTCAACAATTGTATTAAGGTCAGATGTTGCATATGTTGGTAATGTTCCACCTGGTGTTGACCTATAATCAACTACGTAGTCATTAACTAAAGAACTTATCGTTCCCCTATCATCGACATTATAACGAACATTATGTGTTAATTGACAATAAAATGTGTCCCCAACATTCATCCTAACTTGTGTATTTTCTCCGTCAAATGAAAGTCTTCTAACATATGTACCATTTTTATAAATGTCCATGGTGCCCACATTACCATAACTTAATGAAAAATAAAAATCAACAAAAACAAAATTACCCGCACCTCCACTACTACCTGCCGATGGTGACATTGTAACAGTTGGGGTTACAGATGGTGTGGGTGTAACTGTCGGTGTTGGTGTATTCGTAATCGTCGGGGTTGGTGTTGGTGATATAGGTGATGTACCTCCTTTTTCATAAAAAACGATTGGGTTACACCTTGTCCCTGTTCTATTTCCAACTGTTCCCGTAAATCCCGAAACTTGATATGAATAATCTGATTTATCGATAACCACTTTATAGTACATGTCATCACTTTCATTAATTTCATGTGTACTTGAGAAATTGGAATTAACGAAATCAATTATGTTTCCATCTTTTGCGTTGAAAAATTTAGCGGTTACCCAAAACGTATTTCCCGTTAGTGTTGTTTCAGATAATACAGAATCATCTTGGAACCAAAAAAGATACATATTTTCTTTATTTTCAACGTTCGAACCTTTAAAAACAGGTAAATGTACGTAATCCCTAAGTGGAGTATAGAAAAACTTCTCACCCAATGGTAATGATAAATTTTTAGCAAAAACTAACTTACGATTTATTCTTGTTGGTACCTCATCGTTTGGGGTTTTAAAAAATTCTAATCTGAAAAAACTCTCGGTCGATTGTTTTAACATTTTAGCGTTTTCTTCTGAGGTAATACCGACTAAATTATAATCTAACCCGTTATTGTAACTATTATAGTTGTCAATAAAATAAAAATAAAACCAAATATCGGTTTGGGTTACCCCTCCCGAACATGTATACGGTGAATGGATGTAACGAACTGTTTCATAGTTCTCAATTGGATTGATAATACTAGATAGTACCTCATCTTCAAATTGGACCATATTTTCTTGCCACCCTAAATTTGTTTGAAAATCTTGTTCTTTATTAATAACAATACTTAAATCTTCATCTTTTCTTAAAATTTCCATTAACAGTCTATTTTTCTATTGTTGAAGTTTGTAATTCCATCTTGTTTATTATTATAAAACCTCTCATTTCTTAAATAGAAATTAAAATCATTTTTAACGTAATGTTGTCCATTAATAAAAGGAAAATTTGTACCAAATCCATCAACGTCCACATAACCATGGTCATATAAGTCTCTCCATCTCCAAACTTTCTCCGTTGAATCGTAGTTTGTATTTTCCGGTAGGTTATAAATGTCATTTGTTATTGCCGTTTCAGTATATGGCGATAATTCCCTTAGTTTAATTTTATGATGTGCCTGATAATATATTCCAAATGGATTTGTGCTTGTTGCACCTCTAAAATTAATCACATCAGTATCTTGACTATGGTCTAATATATCTTTTCTAATTGTTAATTTGTGAAAAGGTTCACTTATTGTCCTTTCCTTCATTTCTTTAGGGTTATACTCAATAAATGCTCCGATTAATATAGTTCCCATAGGTATGTCCGTTCCGCCGGTAAATGTAAATCCACCTACACCTGTAAACGTTGTTGTACCGGTTAATCCAGTTTCAATTGCTGATTGTCCATCAAAATGGTCATCAATCCAAGTATTATGAAAATTAAATTTATAACCAACTTTTGGTGGATAATTAAAATAACCGTCTCCATTTCTAAAAATTGTAGTTAAGAAAACTTCAGTTGGTGTAAACCCTAAATTATTTGTTAATCCTGTTAAAATTAAAGGTTCTTTAAAATCGTATAGAACAGATTCCATTCGATTTCTTTCAACAATCATGTCATTAACACCCGCACTATTTTCAAATAATATTTTTTTTTCATCTTCAAATATTGGAGTTTCAAAACCAATTTGATCCATAATGTATCCATCGATATTTGTCAAAGTTTTATTTTTATGTACATAATATTTTGATGTAGAATCTTCAATATTATTAACATCTAAACATCTTTTACCTAATATAATGACATCGCTTGATAGTGTGTAACCATTTTTAAATTGTGTTTTCAATATGTTTATTACATATTTTTCAGAATTGTAAATCTCATCTCCAACACTATTGATGTAAAATGTTTTTGTTTTTAAATCAATATTGTTTAGTAATGTATTTCCCGATATAGTAATGTATTCACCTTCACTCATTCCGTGTTCAACCGGTGACGTTAATGTATACCACTTTCCGTTATTCGTCACCCTAAATGGTATCCCATCTTTTGATGTAAACGATTTTTTGATTTTGGCAGTTGTCCCATCATTCAACGTATATTCAATTGGGAAATTGTCGTCACTGTCGTATGCATAACTCAAATAAAGATTCCAATTTTGATATGGGGCCGTTATTGGGGTAATTGTTCTATGACTTGTTGAACCGGAGAAATGTAGATTTTGGGTAAATGTACCTAATGTACTTCCCGCGTTTGGGATATTAACCTCTCGATACGAATCTCTTCTTAGGAAGGCGAACTCATCATATGGTAAAAACCCGTTGAAGTTATTATCACTCCCGTCACCATTAAGATAAAGTCTCTCTTCGATATATGAATACTCAGAAGAACCGCTATACATATTACGGAAAACCATTCTCATTTTTCCGTAGATTTTGTAGTTTTTACTTTCGTTTCTTTCTTTATTAAACAATTCGGCAACATCCAATATTATGTCCTTATCACCAATTCTCATTAATGATTCAGACGTTTCCAAATCTAATCTAATATTAAGTTCTTCTTCGGGTGCCTTCGTAAATTTTTTACTAGGTAATAATATTTTTTTACTTTCTTCCATTATTCAGCTGATGGGAAGGCCCCTTTTGGCCCAAATCTTTCAATAAATTTATCAACCGCAGTTTTACCGGGTCTCAGTCCAAAATAAAATAAAAATGGTGTCGACAGAATTTGTTTATTACCATTGTAATTTGTTGATGTTGGTTTTACAATAAAATCCACATCATTATTCCATTGTTGTGAAGACCAATTTGATGTACTATTAAGTAAAGCGTTTCCAACTCTCGTATATAACGTTCCTGATATAGGTGATGTAATTGTGCCACTTGTAACCACTAAAACTCTAAAACCTTCCTCTTGCATTGAATAAAGTGATCTTACGTCTGTAGTATCTACAATTTCAAAATCGAAATCCCCCACTTGTATATTACTAATGGTGATAACGTCACCTGAATAATCTTTTGACATTGGAAATAGGACATAAGGATGTGTTGTGTCACCACTGTATTTATATCCATATGTCATTCCTTGTAATGGTTGAGTAATTGTTGTCGGATAATCCCAAGCTTGGTCAAATCCACTACCAAATCCCGTACCTTTTTTATCCCATAAATAAAACGGAACTTTTTGTGACGCTTCGGTAAGTCTACCTGGCTCGTTTAAACATGACCTAACTCTATATCCCTCACCTGGATCTAAAAATAAATTAATTGGAATTGGTCCACCATCTAATAACGTTGGGAATTCTTCATTATCTAAAATTTGTGGATTATATACCCCATAATCCCTATTTTGTAAATCGAACTCTTCAATTCCCGCCTCATTATTAATTGAAATTAATTGTAAAATATCTCCATTTAAAACGTGACCGTCCATTTTGTTAGGTAACGAATAGTTAAATCCGTTATTTTTAAAGAAATCTTTATAAGTTCCTCCGCCGTTTAAAGTATCAAGTCTATAATTGATATAAAGGCCTAACATTTCTTTATGATTTTGATATGATGTTGGACCAATATTCCTAACAACAGAACAGTTTGGGTCTAACGATGGGTCAATACAGATTTCTTTAATAAACTCGTCTCTTGGACCTAAATCAACCACGGTTGTTGGATGACCTAAAGTACCTCTCTCGACACTGAATGTATCTCCGTTATTTGTATATGCTGAACGATAATAAAATCTTTTATCGGGACTTTCAACGGTACCTATTTTAAAATAAACTAAGTCATGACAATATCTAGTATGTGCGTAATTTAAATCTAAAATTGCTTCATTATCCCATCTAACTTTTTGTTTAAATGGAAAGAAATAAAGTGAACCTGTTAACCAATTATCTAAAAATGAATAGTTAGATACACCTTCACAGAATAGTTTAGCAACTAATTTTCTATTTGCATATTCGGTAATTGCCTTAAAATTATTACCCCAGTTGTCAGTATTCGCAGCAGGAATAATCGTAAATAAACCATATCTAAATTCTGAAAACCCACTTTTAGTCGCGCAAGAACCACATGGGTTATTATCGTGCCCAATTACTTGACCGACTTTTATTTTACCACCAGAACAACTAACAGAATTTTGTGTTCCAAAACCTTGAATATCTGTGGTTCTTAATGTATTATATTGTGTGTTTGGGTCTGAAGTACAATATGTTCCATAAACCGCAGACTCATCATAAACGGTTACATATTGTTGACATCCTCCCTCTAATTCACTATTTGTAACTCCACCTCCACTTTGTCCGCTAATTAAACGTTGTGTGCTATCATATATTACATAATCTTCATATTGTCTAGGACCTTCACCGTTTGAAGTGTATGATAATCGTTGTGAATCTAAAAGAAAATAAACGTCCGGTCCAACATCTTCATATTGTTTTTTATCTAAGTTAAAATTTGAAAATTTACCGGTTCTTAGAAACTTAATTACGTATTTACCCGTAAAATCGTCTGTTATTGTGTTAATAAAAGTACCACCAACTGAAGGTTGTACTGTTGGACACGTACTCGGGTAATTATCTTGCGATGGGTATGGTAATTTAAGGTATACTGTAGATTCATCATCGTTTGGAAAACAACTATTAAGATATGGCTGGAATGTGGCGGTTCCTGACATAACAGCGACATAAGTAGTTGAAGGGTCGAGATTCGTATCCGGTGGTGTATTTGTGTAGTCCAAATTATCACACGTTTCACATTCGGGATATATTGCAATACCTAAACGAACCGTACCAAAATTTTGTAATGGTTCAATAACTTTACTGTCAAGAAAATCAAACGGTTCCCAAGAAAATATGGTTCTACCAAACGCCCTGATGTGAATTTTAAAATTTTCAAACATCCATTGGAATGGATAAATCAATACTTGGACAGCAGCGATGAACGCATAATAGATTAACTTTTCAAATATATTAATTATAATTGCCAATAATATTAAAAAGTTAAAATTTTGTATTGCCCAATTTATAGGTGGAGTTACCACACTATTTTGACAATCCTCCTCTTCCTTAGGTGAAATTTCTTTAATACCTAAATAAGTGTGTCTATTTAATCCCCCACTTGAGAAATAAGAACCTAAAAATGACGATACTCCGTATACTTTATTATAATTAAATCTATAAAAATAGTCTTGTGGATAAAAACTACCATAGACATTATTAAAAATCATATCATCAGACAACGCATCTGTTGGGTAATCGCTCCAATTGGTTGACCACGCATATGATTTTTCAATTTCTAAATCACTTGTATTGTATTCTCTAATGTTTGGAATTAAATAACTTGCAGTTGCTCGGGTCCTACCTAATGATTGGTTTTTAACTGAAATTCTGAATCGATAACATGCCGAAGTCGGTATACCTTTATTTGGGTCGTTGGTAACTTCCAACTCACCGAATTCATTCGTGTATTCATATTCCATATTCATAGGTAACGGTAACACAAATGCTCCGTCATCCCCTATGTCCTCATGTATTTCGTATGTTTCTAATATTGGTCGATTTTGGTCGTCTTTATGTGACGTAAAACGTAAAACCTCAATAATTGCCGGTTCAGAAATTAAACTACATTTTTGACCCATTGTGCCGTGTGGGGTACAATTTTTATTAACTGAATTTTTACCTTGGTCCGAAAATACAGAACCTAAGAAATATGCTTTAGGTTCAATTTTTATACCTCTGTCGGATAAATCAAAATCAGTTCTTGTAATACCAATTTCACACAAATCAACATTTCCCCAAAATGGGAATACTTCAATTGTTTTATCAAATGAAACAATTTGTGGTAATGTATTTAAATCTGTAGATGATTTATATTGGTATGTTGATTTGAAATTATCCACACCCTTACCTTGTCGAATAAAATCATCCGGTCTTAAAGAAAAACATCCAATATCGGATAAGTCAACATCAACATGTATTGTTTGTTGTCCAAGCGGCACCCCCCAAATCATGAAGTCACCGGCACTGTTTGTTTTAACCGTATATGAATAATACGTTTCGTATATTTCTAATTGTTCTTCTCTTGATAAAATATCAGTTTGGTCAGGGAACGTTCCTGTAGGTTCATGTCCACCATGTTGTTGTCTTGCAGGTAAAAGATTGTACCTATAACCTGCGTCATTTTTATCAGTTACAGATGTAAATGGATAAAGTGCAGAAATAACCGGATCAGTTGCATGTTTATCAGTTTGGGGTACAAATATGGAAACTCTGGCGTTTGGAATTCCAAACCCATTATTAACACTTATTCTACCACAAACCACACCATAGTCGGCACATAACGATGTATACGCCTCTTTCTGTGAGAATTTTAATGATAAAATCTCAAGTAAATCGTAATCTTGTTTTAGTTCAACGGTTACCCTTTGGTCTTTACCGATGTCTGTCGAAATTCTATGTTTTTGCATCATTCTTATAATAAATAGAAACCCGGAGATTTTCTACTATTATAACTAAAAAACATTTTAAAATGTAGTCGTTCCTAAAGTTTTAGTTCTCACCTTGATATCTACATTTGGGAATCTAATTTGAAAAATTTGATTCGACTTCATAAAAATAGTCATGTCAGATTGTTGAATTTCTTTAGTGTTTTGGTCTTTATAACTTTGTGCAACTTCAGATGACGAATAATTACCTCCAATTAAATTAAAAACTCTAATATCAACAACGTTAACCACTCCATTTATTGTTCCCACTTCTCTAATTAAATCTCCTAAAAATAAAGGGTCCCCCATTTTTCTTTTTTCAATTGCAAAGAAATCTGTTGTATTTTTAATTGCGGTTCTAATAATGTCGGTAGGATTTTCATTTTTGTCTATAATTAAATCCATTTGTAAAGATAAATCGATTACTTCTCCACTTGCAATGTCAATGTAATCATTAATCATTCTATATTCGGAAAGGTAATTAATAATGTTATTCTTTAATGTGTTGGAAACGATGTCAGTTAAGTTACCCTTATCATCATAAGATAATAATTTAACCCTAACTTTATTATCTTCCTCCATAACATTTACCTTTGCCGGTGCGCCAAACGTAGATGGCATTGTTTCAATTAACGATTTATAATCATTTAAAGTTACCGCCCTATTTTGAGCCGCAAAGTTATATGAAATCATGTTTCTTAATTCTTCAATCGTAGGTTGGTCGGCACCACCCACTGCAGGTGTTATATTAGTTACCCTAAGTGATTGTATCACCTGAGTGTTATAAGACGAATTAGGACCACTTACGTCAAATTCTACATTATCCACACTATTAATAACACTAACCCCTAAATTCGAGTCTTTACCCCCTCCAATTCTATATTTTATGAATATAGTAGAGTTAGCTTTAGGAATGGCACCTAATGATGTGTTATTTAAATAACTTGCTAAATTCACTTTAAGTGAATCTGTCATATAGTTGTCTAAGTTATCGAGTGGTTCAACGTTACCTGAACCAAATGTTAATGAAAAATAACCTTCAGGTGTATATTCACTAATAAACTTGTTTGTTACCGATTTGTATGTTCCCGCTTTGAAATTATCTTGGTCAGATACTGATGTCGCATCTGGTATAAAAACCTTATCCTGAATTAATGACTTTACCTCATACCATTTATTTGTTGTTGACATGAACTCACTTGTGGTCGGGTTTGCTCCAAATGAAGTACCTTCTTTGTGTATAATTGATGAAACACCTAACACATTTTGTTCAGGTAAGTATAATTTTAAAAATGGTTTTTGGTCTAATTCAGTGATTACTCTTCTATATACTCTTGAAACCCCATTAACTACCGCCTCTCTTTTTGTGATTGTATATGAAACTAAAGTATTATTTGCGTCAAAATTTGGTATTTTAAGTCTATTTGGTTCTCCTTTATCATTAAATGGATTCGAGAAGTCGATATCAGCGATAGTTTCAAATACTTGTCCGCCTCCCGATATTTGTGCACCTGTTTTAATGTTACCCAAATATCTCTCATCTTCTTTGTCTCCCCTAACAGGTACATTAATTGAAAAATCAACTAATGTTACTGACGGTCTATTACCCGGTATTTTAATACCGTATGTTTTTGCAATATGAAAAAGAGATTGTCTTTGTTGGGCGAAATCTAACATTGTTTCTTGCCAAACTCTATCAATATGAAAGTGTAAGTTGTCCGCAACTGCCGCGTTTAAATCCAATAACACCGAAAATATTGATGCATCATTGGTGTTTTTTACCAAGTCAGGATAATATTCTTTTGTTAGGTTAACCAATTCTTGTCTTAATCCCGCAAAGTCTCTGGTTGCGTATGATATCTTTTTTGCCATCTTAAATGTTTAATATTATAAAGTCTGAAGTTGTAAACGCTCCATTATTCACTGTGTATTCTATTTTTACCACCGCAGTATGTGGTTTTGTTGAGTTTTCTGATACTCTGAACAATCTTTCATCCTCATCTTGTGAGAACGTCCTTGTTTGGTCAGGGTCATCTTCTGCCGACATTACGTCAATTTTTGTTAAATCTAAATTAGGAATATACTTTTTTACCGATTCTCTAATTTCGTCTTCAATTAAACCAAATGTTACCATATCGTTTTGGTCAAAGATGAATTGGTATAATCTTGTACCAAAATCGGGTAAAAAGTACCTACTACCCTTCTTTGTTAAAAGAAGATGTATAAGGTCTGCTCTCACCTCTCTTTCGGGTGTTGTTGTCATTTTTAAGTAATGACCCTCTAAACTGTCTCTGAATGGAAAATCAATTCCGTATTTTACCGCCATACCTATAAATATAAACAATACTAAAATGATAATAAACAAAAAAAATCGTAACACCATATTTCTATAAATGTTACGATTTTTAATTTAAGGGTTTTATTCTTTATGATCCACAACCCTCACATTCAAATGGAGAATCGGTGGGTCTTTCGTTAGTCATTTCTACTTCAGGTGTATTTTCACTAATAATTGGATTATTTGAAGGTGTCGTTATCGGTTGTTCAATTGATTTATTCGTTGATAAGTCGATACCTAAACCTTTAAGGGCGTCCACCGCCGAACGAGTTCTTAGATAATACATTCCCGTTTTTAACCCTAATTTCCATCCAAATAAATGTGCGGCCAATAATTTAGGTTTAGTCACATTGTCAATAAATAAATTTAATGATTGTGATTGGTCAATGAATACACTTCGATTTGCTGCCATTTGTAAAATTCTTTTTTGTGACATTTCCCAAACAGTTTTATAAACTTCTTTTAATTGAGTTGGGATTTCAGGAATATTTTGAACCGAACCATTATCCATGATTAGTTTCTTTTTAATGTCATCATTCCACATGTTCAATTTAAGTAAGTCATTAACTAAGTGTTTATTAATCATGATAAATTCACCACTTAATGTTCTTCTCGAATATAAATTTGTTGTAAACGGTTCAAACGCTTCGTTATTACCTAATATTTGTGCCGTAGATGCGGTTGGCATTGGTGCAACTAATAAAGAATTTCTAACACCATTAGTTATTACTTCTTTTCTTAATGATTTCCAATCCCATCTTCCTGACAAATCTTTATCTGTTTTGTTCCACATTTGAAATTGGAAGATTCCTTTTTCAATTGGTGAACCAACTATGGACTCATAAGGACCGAATTCTTTGGCCAAATCTTTTGAAGATGTTAATGCCGCAAAATAAATTGTTTCAAAAATTTCAGTTTGTAACTTATCGGCCTCTTCACTTTCAAATGGTAAACCTAAAATACAAAAAATATCGGCCAAACCTTGAATACCTAAACCAACTGGTCTATGTTTAAAGTTTGAACGTTTTGTTTCTTCGGTTGGGTAGAAATTTAAATCAATTACATTATTTAAATTCTTTACCACTTGGTAAGTTCTTTCAAATAGTAATTCATGACTAAACTCCCCATTAACAATATATTTTGGTAATGCGATAGATGCCAAATTACAAACGGCCTGTTCAGTTGGTGATGAGTATTCAATAATCTCCGTACATAAGTTCGAAGATTTAATTGTACCCAAGTTCTTTTGATTTGATTTGTAGTTTGCAGGGTCCTTATATAACATGTAAGGTGTTCCCGTTTCAATTTGTGCGGTTAAAATCGCATCCATCAATTTTCTCGCTTTGACTACTTTTCTTCCTAAACCTTGTTGTTCGTATGACTCATACAATCTCGTAAACGCCTTGTCTTCGGGTGTATCATATGTATCCGATAATCCAGGCGCTTCGTCAGGTGAGAATAGTGTCCAATCACCATCTTGTTCAACACGTTCCATAAATAAATCAGGTGTCCACATTGCTAAGAATAAATCTCTCGCTCTCATTTCTTCTTTACCATGATTTTTTCTTAAATCAATAAACTCATAAATGTCAGCGTGCCATGGTTCAAGATAAACCGCAAATGAACCTTTACGTTTACCACCTTGGTTAATCCAACGTGCAACTTCATTATAAGTTTTCATCATTGGTAATAAACCGTCAGATTCCCCGCCTGTTCCTTTAATATAAGAACCTTTAGCCCTTACATCATGTACGTGTAACCCAATTCCTCCGGCCCACTTAGAAATCTTTGCAACGTCACCTAAAGTTTCAAATAAACCATCAATGTCATCGCCTTTGTTTCCAATTAAAAAACAAGAAGACATTTGTGGTCTTTTAGTTCCCGCATTAAATAATGTTGGGGTCGCATGTGTGTAAAAATGTTCCGATAAATCATTATAGATTTTCAATGCCATTTCAACATCACCTTTACAAATACCAACAGCCACTCTCATATAAAGATATTGAGGTCTCTCAACAATACGGTTACCAATTTTTAATAAGTAAGAACGTTCCAAAGTTTTAATACCGAAGTAATCAAACTCTAAATCTCTTTCTTGTTGAATTGCTCCGTCAATAACCTCTTTATTAGCCATAACAAAATGGTAAATGTCGGTATCGATTAATGACGACTCTTTTCCTGTTTTTGGTTCGATGAATGAATGTAATTCTTTTATCGATTGTGAAAACTTCTTTGGTGTCGTTTTATGTAGATTTGAAACCGCCAATCTACCTGCTAATTTTGCATAGTCAGGATGTGTAGTTACCATCGACGCAGCAGTTTCTGCCGCCAATACATCTAACTCTGTTGTTGAAATTCCATCATAGATACCCTGAGTAACTTTCAGGGTAACGTATGTTGGGTCAATATATTCTAAATTTAAATCATCACAAAAAACACTAATTCTTCTTGTGATTTTATCGTATCTCATTTCCTCTAAGGAACCGCTTCTTTTCTTTACTTTCATATTTGTTTATTTATTAAAAATCTACCTCACCAAATGCCGAATCTAAATCTTCAGCCACATTATTAACTCCCGCTTTTTGATACTCAGCAACTCTCTTCTCAAAGAAGTTAGTTTTACCTTGTAATGCAATATTTTGCATAAAATCAAAAGGATTTTCTGAATTGTATACTTTAGAACAACCCAAAGCCATTAATAATCTATCGGTTACAAATTCAAGATATTGTGCCATTAAATCCGAATTCATTCCAATTAAACGAACCGGTAGTGCTTCTAAAATAAATTCTTTTTCGATTTCTAATGCCCCACAAATAATTTCTTTAATTTTCTTTTCACTTACTTTTTTCTCAATGTGTTCATTAAATAAGTGACAAGCAAAATCACAGTGCATTCCCTCATCACGAGAAATAAGTTCATTTGAAAACGTTAAACCTGGCATTAATCCACGTTTCTTTAACCAAAATATTGAACAAAATGAACCTGAGAAAAATATACCTTCAACTGCAGCAAACGCAACTAATCTTTCTGCAAATGAATCAGATTCAATCCATTTAATGGCCCAATCCGCTTTCTTTTTAATTGCGGGAATCGTTTCAATTGCGTTGAATAATTTGTTTTGTTCTTCTTTATCTTTGATATATGTGTCAATAAGAAGAGAATATGTTTCGCTATGGATATTCTCCATCATCATTTGAAATGAATAAAAGAATTTAGCTTCAGTGTACTGTACTTCATTAACAAAATTCATCGCTAAATTTTCATTTACAATACCGTCAGACGCCGCGAAAAACGCTAATACATGTTTAACAAAATGTTTTTCATCTTCATTTAATTTATTTTCCCAATCTGTTACGTCTTGACCTAAGTCAATCTCTTCAGCCGTCCAAAAACAAGCTTCTTGTTGTTTAAATAATCTCCATAAATCATGGTGTTCAATAGGGAATAAGACAAACCTACCCGGGTTGTCCATTAAAATCTTTTCAGTCATATCTTTTATTTTATCTGTTAGTTAATTCTTGTCTTTTAAGGAAAGCCTCTCTTGCTCGGTTTTGATTATTTTCAACTTTCTTTTCTTCGTGTCCTAATAACGTATTTTGTGATTCAGTATCAATAACAATAAACTCATTGTTGAATTTACAGTTTTGGAATACTACTCCGTCTTTACCGATACGTGACTTAAGTAAAGTTAAAGTCGCTAAATTGTGTTCCTTTTGTTCTAATGTTTTACCAATTGACAAAATTACGTGAGCAATCTGTGCTTTCTTAATCGAACCTCCCATTTGGTCTCCCGTTACAACTTCAGATGAAATTGATTCACGATTACCTTGTGTTGCCGTCCAAATTGCAATATCGAATTCTCCGGTCATCGATTCTAAACTTCTCATTACAGAACCTTCACCTTTCCATTCTTCACCATTTGATGCCTTATCAGATGAAATACAGTCAACATAGTCTAACACTAGTAAATCTATTTTTCCACCGTCAGAATTCATCTTTCTGATTTTGTTTTTAATTTCAGATACTGTAACGTTATCACTTGATAACTTCAATAATCTTAAACTACCTTTTGAACGTTCTTGAGCTTCACTGATTTTTACTTTTACTTCTTCCGCAAATTCAGGTTGTTCATCCGGTGCAATTCCTGACCAAATGGTATAGTGTTTTCTCTTGATGTTACCCGGATTATCCTCGAAGAAAATTTGAACTACATTATATCCTAAGTTGTAAGCTGTGTTGGCGAATTTAGTTAATAACGTTGTTTTTCCTGTTCCTGTTGGTGCCAATACTACACCTAACTCACCAATACCTAAACCACCTTTTAATAGATTATCTACACCTACAATACCCGTTGGTAGCGGATGTCTAAAATCTTTTTCTAATGCTCCATCAACATCATGAAAAACATCTGTTCCCTCATCATCTGCAATACCAACTTGTAATGCCTTTTGGATAATTTGTTCAATTCTATTATAAGCTTCGAACTCACCACTTTCAATGATATTTTGAACATTTTTTAACTCTCTTTTTAAATTTTGTTGTTTACAAAAATTAAGTGCGGTGTCTTTTACGTATGCCGTATCTTTTTCGTCCGCTTTGATGGTTTCTAATGTATCAATGTGTACTCTGGAAGAATCACGATTACCTCCTTCGGCCATGATTTTCTGAGCCAATGTATTGTAATCGGGTATTTTCTCATATGTTTTGTACAACTCCTTCATGTTTTCCATGATATATCTAAATGAGTTATTATCGAAAAATTTCGTCTCTAACACATCTATGATAGTCTCACCATATTTTTTATCTTCCACAATCGCCTTTAATAACGACTGTTGGAAGGAAAACCCTAAATACCCAAAATTCCTTTCTTCCATGTTTATTTTTTTTTATTTGTTCTTAATTATAGTTCGTATTGTAGATAGGTGGTTTCCAAATTTTCTGAAGAAAGTATGTCCGTTAAATCAGACAAGATTCTTTTTAAATTTGGTCTAATGTCAACCGTGTATCTAACTTTTGGGTGATACCAATATGCTGGAAATATCCTTTGAATAAATACCTCGTCACCTATCTTTAATTCCAATAAAAAATGTTCTCTATCTTTTTCGGGTGCATCTTCCACATAGTCCGAAGATAGGAAATAGTTTTGATTTTCACACAAATAATTGGAACTTTTCATTTTTAAATCTTCCGAAATATCGTCACAAATATTTTGGATATAATAGTGGATATCCATCGAACGTCTTGATTGACTAACGTGATCTTTCACGTTGAAATATCTTTGGCAAATGATGTTTCCATCTAAAGATAAAAGGAACTCGAATTTCGTAATGTCTAATTGTTGATTACTCATACTGTTTAATTTTGATTGTTTTTTTATTATTTTTTTCTTTTCTTGTTAATCTGAGGAAAGGGTTAAGAAACTTTATCCATGCATCATCCGATTTAGGTAATACATTAAATAAACCATCCTCCATCATCATTTTCATTGTGTTTTTATATGACCTACCCTCTGGGTCCAATGATTCGTTCATTAATAAATTAATGTCCTCTCTTGCTTCGTCTGTTAAAAATGGTTCATCCAAACTAACGATTCGATTATTCACATCAAAAAACTCTTCACCTAACACACCGTGTTTTGTTACGCCAGTTAATAGTTTAGTTACTAACTTATTGTTTTTGTCTTGTTCAAATATCGAATTACATTTGTCTTTTACGTTTTGAATGTTTAAAGGTTCAGTTTTTAATTCAGGAAATAAAGATAGGAAACTTTTTACACCTAATCCTCTAATTCCTGCAATATTATCTGAAGAATCCCCACACATCATTTTAACCAATTTAACATTTTCTATTAAAATCTCTTCATGGTCGTAAACAATTGTATCGTTTTTTTTGTATAATTTTTGATGAGACGGATTGTAGATTTGTGTCGTCTCTGAAACAAGTTGTGTTAAATCACCATCAGAAGAATAAACTATCATTTTTTCATTGATAGACTTTTGTGTATAATATGCAATACAGTCATCTGTTTCACAATATTCATATTCACCTTGTCTAACAAACAATTCCTCAAGATATTGTTTTACTCTATCTCTTTGGTAATTGTATGAGTTTATATCTTCCTCGGTTCTTATTCTTTGTTTCCTATTCTCTTTGTAGTGAGAGTATATTTTTCTTCTGGTTTGAGAACCTTCATGACCATCCCAAAATACTACAATTTTATCTAAATGATACGTCTCGAATGACCTTCTAAGGGTATTGAGGAAATGATATATTCCCCCAATATGTGTTCCTTTATAGAAGTAATTCTTCACACCATAAAATCCAATCGTAAGTAAATTGTCACCATCAACAAGTAATACGGGCATTTATTTTTTTATTATAGGTTACTCTTCTTCTGTTACAACTTTCACGTCTGCGATGTCTGCAACACTAACACCCAATCTTTCACTAATATAATCTCCTGAGATTTTTTTGTAGTCTTCGATTGATTTTTTCTCTTCAACATCATCTCTACCCGGCATAAATCCGTGAGATGTTACCAAGATACGACCATCTTCATATCCTAAACCATTTACGTGGTTTTTCATAATTGAGATTTTAGTTCTTGTTGCGATTTTAACTTTTCTCTTATCTTTAGTGATTGAGATTTTAGTCGTTCCCGCACCTTTCTGATTACCAAATAAGAACACTAAAGTTGAATTTAACCAAATGGCCTCACCACCTTTAGCTTTAATCTTTGGTTGACCAAATGGATTGTCAGGTAATTCTACCCATGGTTGATTTACAATTACTAACGTGTTTGTATAATCATTGTCAGTTCTTCTTGAACCTGAAATACGTTGATTCAGACCCATTCCGATTTTATCTGATAATACGGATGCATTATGTTGTTTACCACCTTTACCATCAAAAGTCATTTTACACGGAACAGAACCCACAGAATCCCATAAAAACAACATATCATGTGGTATATCACCTTTTGATTGTGCATCAAGTAATTCGTTTATGTAATCTGTAATTTGTTCAATGTATTGGAAGTTATTGTTGAAAAGGAAAAAACCATCCCAATCAATTGCTCCTGTTTCCTCGTCTACCACTTGTTCACATTCAAACCCCATCAATTTAGCGTGAGGGAAATCCCATTTCTGTTCCGTGATAATAAAGACAGGAAGTATTCCTTTCTTTTGTGCGTCAACGGCAGTTTTCACCAATGCTGTTGTTTTACCTGTGTCTGAATGGCCAAGTAACATGTTTATGTGTCCCATTGCCGGACCGGGTAACCCCGTTGCTTCTAAGAAAGCGTTTCCTAAATCAAAGAATCTTTCGGCTTTGAAAGAGGCTTCTTTAGAGAACTTTTTCTTTAGAGCGGAAAAGTCATTCTTTTTAATTGCCATGTTGTTTTTTTTAAAAGGAACCCAAGATGGATTCGAGGGTTCCGTTGTTTGTTAATTAAAATGGTAAATCTTCGTCTACCTCTTCGTCTACTTGTGGGTCAACTGTTGGAGTTGAACTCTTTTGTGGAGTTGAAAATGTTTCATCGCTTGTAGATGTTGAAACATATTTCTTTTGGTCGTTATCCCATCTTGGTGCTTCTCCACGAGCAACCAACTCTAAATAATCAACACTTTTCTTAGAATAAGCATCTGACCAAGTTAATTCGTCATCTAACCATGTTTTAGCAATGTCCGCATCTGCGTGTAATGGACTAGCATCATCGTTTAATACTGAATTAATTACTGTGTACTCTTTACCTGTACCTGCTTTAGTCAATGATAATGAAAGAATCAAATCACGACCTGTTTCAGGATGTGTAACATCACCTTTGTTACGGAAGATAGGGAAGATTTTATCGATTACCCCGTCACCTTTATGGTTATGTTTGAATCTCCAAAATTTAACACCGTCTTGTTCGTTATCACGGTCAATTACTTTGACAATATAAAACTTACGTGAACGATATTGACGAGCCAATTCTTTGTCAGAATCTACACCTGTCATCATTAATCCTTCGTAAACTTCATGTAATGGTGAACGACTACCTTCTTGTTTTGGGTCATATAATTTTACCCATTTACCATCCACTTGAACTTCGTGGAAGAAAACCTCAACAAATGGAGAACTACCATCTTTTGTAGGTAAAATACGAATACGTCTTTCTTCTCCTTTAGAACCTTTTGGTAATAAAGTTACAAAATACTTTTTTAATCTATCCTCTTGGGATACTTTGTTTGCGGTGCCACTTGTGGCGTTTTTGTTTTTCTCGTACTGTGCAAGTACTGCATCAAATGTTGACATAATTGTTTATTTTAATTTATAAATCTGTTATAAGAAAAATATACATAAAAAAAACCGAATTACAAAATCCGGTTTCATTTATTTTAAATAATTTATTAATTAGTGATTGGTTACTCTAAAGTCAAAAGATACGCTAATTTATTTAATTCTCCTAATATTTCATCACGAATATTCATTAAATCAGTATCTGTTTCTTCAAATTCATCTGACATCTGAACTAACGCCTCTCTAACCGTGTTAACCATGGCCTTTGGGTCTAATTCAGATAAGTTTGATAGTTGTATTGTCTTTTCTTCATCAGATAATACGAATCTACCATATTTTCCCATTGCAGTTTCAACAAAGGTATCGATTGATTCATCTAATGCATCATAAAATCCTCCAAATGCGTTATGTCTTGCAAAACCTTTAGTTTGCCAATGGTTAATCTTTATTTGTAATTGTGTTTCTAAAAGAAAATGGACGTTAGTACTTAATTTCATCTGATTCGTCTTCTGGTTTAAACGATGTTTTTATGTCGTTATATGAATAATTATCAACATCGTCTTTAGTTAATACGTATTCATTTTTACCACTTGCCTTCATTTCCTCTTGTTTTTGTGAAAAGAAATCGGTTGGGTTTTGACTAAATGGATATGAGTCTAAAGAACGCATTTCCAATTTTTCTTGTGGTGTTTCAGGTTTCATTTGTTCTACCTTAGCACCTAATTGGTCAATTTTTGCAACTACTTGGTCCATTTCACTTAACTTAGATTCAAGTTCACTCAATTTAGAGAAAACGTCATCCATTTTATTAATAACGGCACTGTTATCTTGTTTACCATTTTCAAGGTCATGTTTAATACTTTTTGTCATATTAACCAAATCCGTAATGTCAACTTCTTCAGTACTGTCAATTTCGGGTGATGCCACGTCTGTAACAGGTGCAACGTCAGTTGCAGGTTCTTCTGCGGGAATTTCAGGTAATGCCGGTTCTTCGGCAGGAACTTCAGCCGGAACCTCTGCAGGTGCGTCTTGTTCCATAATCATTTTAGAACCATACTTATTTATGGCCTTATGACGCATTAATTCTTCGTGTAGTTTGTTTTCTAACATGGCTTAATCTTGTAATAATTGTCTACCGTCTTCGGTAACATACTTTTTATTTATTCTTTCTACTATTCCGTCTTTTGATCTGATTACGTAACATTCTCCCGTTACCATATCACATTCTTCCCTTTCCATACCGTCTCGTGAAACATTTTTAATTGTTTTAGGACTTAGGAATTGGTCCATCGTGTTGTTTAATTTTGAATTTTCCATACTTCAATAAATATCGTTAAATTGTTAATATTCTTATTTTATAGTAAAATAAACCACTTGTCCATTATATAATCCTAAATCAGTCATTAATTTTTGGGACATACTAATACCAAAACCATCAACAGATGGACCGGCACTAATTGCACCTTCGACTTTTTTATTACCAGATAATATATGAACCGGTGGAACAGTTATTTGTTTATCTCCATTATTAGGGTTTATGAATGTTGTCGTTCCCGTTATTATTTTATCCGCACTTACCGACGCTAATCTAAATTTAGTTGAATAGAACCTATTCGTTTTACTTAAATCTTTCATGAAATCCCAAGTGACCCTTGCCGAAGTTACAGATGCTCTACATAATATAGTCATATCAATAAAATCATCTAATGGGTTATCCTTACCTCCCATTGTTGTGGCAATTGCTCTAAAGACTTCCTTACCTTTATAATTAACTTTCTGTACATATTTTTCACCATTGAACCCGTTAAATTGTACACCGAAATCACTAACCCCACTGTCGGTTGTTATTTCCTCACCTTTTATTTTTTTATCACTTCCACCCATGTCCACAGTAAAAATACCTTGATTGGTCGTAATCGTAATTTCATTTTTAGTTGCTCCTGATATTCTTAAACTTTCTTCTTGAACTCTAGCCAACGCACTTTTAGTAATTCTATCAAATAGTGACCTGTAACTTGAAAGGAAAGAATCTTTAGGGTCAGGTAATGACGCGTACGGTATTCTTGTGCCCTTAAAAGTTGTTGTTATGTTACCACTCTTAATATTATGTGATACTTCAGTAATCCAATACGATCCTCTAAACATTGGTATGTTTTTAAGATAAAAATACATTGTAGGTTGAATCATCACATTACCCATCATAGTAACTTCACATGTATATGAAGATTGTCTGTAAATGTCAAACAAACCAATATCTATTTGATGTGCTCCGTTACCCGTCTCTGAACGTCCTAAATTTTCCATTACACCGAACGATTCTGTTGTATTTTTTATTGACGTTTGGTCAAGCTGTACTCCTTTGAACATACTTTGATTTTGGTCACCGACACTAACTTCAAAGGCAATTACTTTATTTGACTTTGATAAATCTCCAGTTTTGAAAACTTCGGGTATTGTAATTACTAATGGACTATTAGGTCCACTAAATAAGTTACCACTATCATTTTTAAATTTATATTTATCATCAATGTCGGACATCTCTAAATGTTTAGATGTTGGTCCCGTATATTGAATAATAATCTTAGGTGACGATTCTTGATAATCAACATCTAAAAATGTCCCAAATAAATTTTGGGCTAACTTTTTAGATGGTGTTAATTTAGTTTTATTTGAATTGTTTGTTCCATAGAAATTTACATAAGCAGGTAAACCTCTCATATCAAACCCACTTCCTTGAATTAACATCGAAATAACCCCATATAAGTTTTGTTTGTCATTTTTAGAATCGTCTAATGGTAATAACTTTTCTAAACTTAAAAACGCCTTAGAACCGATATCTTTATTTGCCTTATCTAAAAATAAAAATTCTTCTAATAGTAATCTTTGACCTATTGAATTTCCTCCAACCCATTTATCGTTAAACGATTTAAAGAAATTATACAACTCAAGTTTCAATGGAGTATCGTTATACCCATTTACAATAGTCACTTGATTTGCCGTGTCGTTAATTTTTAAAGTTTGTAATTGAGGTATTAAACGATTAAGGTATATTGAGAATCTATTCTCTGCATTTAATAATACATTATTTACCATGTAACTTTGAAATTGGTTTTTATTATTTGCTCCTCCCGATTTAAGATAACCAGCAAATATTAAAATCAATGGTCTAAATTGTAGAACATTGTCCTCACTTAACTCTACATTATTAGTTACAAAAAATTGTTTATACTTTCCGTCAATATCTTGACCTACATATAAATCAATGTATTTTAAATTATCAACATCTTGTGCCGCGTCGTAATTATTATATGTAAATGAATTAACATTATCTAAATTAGAGAATCCATACCAAACATGGGCATCAATTTCTTTTGGATTTGATATCGTGATTTTAATTAAATTATCACTATGTAACATATCACCAGTAATTGTGGATAATTTATTACTTTGTTTTGTCTTAATAGAATTTATCGTTGTCTCAATTGTGGTTCCTTTATCGTCATTATTTTTATCAATCGTTACAATTGATTTTAATAAATCTTGGAAATTGTCATATCTAACATAATGTACATTATTAGTCCCACCACTAAACATCGGGAACCTCTTATGTGATACCTCCTCGTTTAATTTTTCTGTGGCAAATTCTAAAAAACAATTTTCAAACTCATCTAAAATTGCGGGACTGAAAGTTGCTATTAAATCGGTAACTTTTCTAAAATTATCTGTTATCCCATAAAGATTATCAAAACTATTACGAGTATCTCCCGTTACGAACGTTCTATTATATTCATATGCCGAAGGGAATGTTTTACCACTATAATCTACGTTAGTAACCTCATCTTTCCATATAATTCTAAAATTATTTTGTTCTTTTGATTCGTACGTATTATTTGTAAATGTTGTTATTGGAAATGTAATCTGTAGTGGTTTAAAATCTAAATTATCCACTTTATTTCCTCCATCACATGGTAATAATGTGAAATAGTTATCTTTACCGTTAGTTTCTACCGAATTATCAACGTAATTTGTCCAATATCTAAATCCATCTTTTAGCTCCTTAACTCTTGAATTAATGATTGAATTTTCAGTGTTTCCTGAGTATGAAGAATTACCTAACGCAATATTATAATGACTATAACCATTCACAATTTGATGAAATATACCATCATAAAATGGATGTAATCCTATGTCTTTTTTATTTGAACTTAGGACATTAAACGTTGTTCTACCATTTGTTGTATCCGCAGTTGCGTTAAATGTTGTTCCAGTCGTGGTATCAAAAAATGTATCTCTATTAATTGGTTGTGTTACCCCATAGACATTTAAAAATCCGTCAAGTATGTCAGTACCCTCAAGTATTTTTGTTTTATACCTATGATACAATGAACCCCATTTTAACATTAAATGATACGGAACGTAATGTGAAGACCCCACCTCTCTAAAAATTGTTGATAATCTGGTGGTGTTTAAACCGAAAAGAATGTTATCTTCTAAGTCATAAAAGGGTAAAGAATTTAATAACAAATAGGCCGAACCTACATATTTTCCATGTGGCATTGTTTTATTAAAATCATTAAACAATTGGTTATGGAAATATGGGGTATTTAATATATTTGCCGAGGAATCTAATAATCTAAAATCTTGATTAAAAAGATTATTGGTACTTCCATTTTTAACCCAAAATAACGGATTAATTGGACTACTAATTAACCCCTCAGTGGTTTTTACATTTAATATACCTTTTAACTCTAAATCTGTTTTATCAAATTTACTTTTATTTAAATAAGAAAGATATAAATCAGAATTGAACGGATATATGTTTGTTCGATAATCCTCTGTCGTGTAATTTAACAGATTATTACTTAATTTTGTAAATAAACTATCATTATCGGCATTTTCAGTTATACCAAAATACGATTCAACATTAAATGAATTTGTTGTTAAATCTTTTATGTATGGTACCGTTGCAATTTTATCTTGATAATATGGGTATCTCTCAAATGGTGAAAATGAAAGAAGATATTCTTGTAATTTAGTTCTATCTGTTATAGATTGTAAGACACCTATAACATCGAAATCCTCAGTTAATAAACTTTGTAAATTTTTAATTTCCACGTTGGCAAGTTCTTCAACCGTATTGTTACTAAACGTATCAAATAATGTTGAGTATCTTGCTCTTTCCCAAATTTCATATAAAACTGATGATACAGACTTATTTGAATATGGAAAATTAATTCCCGCCTCAAATAGTGTTGATATTTTATTTGTTTTTACTTCTTGTGAATTATTTTCAAATACAAAATTAACGTTACCTACACTACCTTCTTTACTTGAATTTGTATCGACTTTCTTGGTTGATATTGCCTGATAATTTTCAACAAAATCCACTTCCGGCCATAACGTTTTATCATATGAACGTAATTTACTTTGTAAATCGGGGTCGCCAGGATATGCCAACACTTTTTGTTTTGCGTCTGCGGTTATTTTTTTTATTTCAGGCCAAGGATATATTGAATCTTCTTTAGGTGTTTCATCTGAAAATCCGTTTCCTTTTAATAATAATTTTCTTTGAGGTCCTGAATCGAATGACCTTTTATGTACATCTTTTAATAATCTAATATACACATCAGCATTTGCCATAACAACGGCAAATATATTTCTAATGGTTGGTTCAAAACCGATACCTTTATTTTTATCTTTAATAATGTCATTCATTCGAGATTCAACCGTTTGTTCTAATTTGTCTCTTTGAGCTACGAACGTTCTTTGAATATCGAATATATCTTTTAATAATGACTGTAACGCAACCGCATAAAGTCCTCCATCAATTTTTGATACGTATTTGTTTACGTCTTTTATTGTATTGATGTAGTTAAAAGTTTCCTTTTTAAAGTCAACTCCCCCTTGATTTTTAAAATTTTCAACAAACAATTTAGATTTTGTTAAATGTTCAGGGTAAATGGTTAATAGATTTTCTAATGTTTTGGTATCTTTTGTTCCAATAACGTTGTCTAATGTATTTTTTTTAGGTCCGGTTAATGGGTTATAAGTAACACCATTAACAATTACTGTTTGTGGATTTAAATTCGTCCCTCCCCATAATCTTACGGCATTTTCAAAATCTTGAATTAATTTTTCGAACTCTTTTAATCCCGCAAATACTTTAAAATCAACAACACCACTAAAAATTTCTTTTTCAAGTACCTTATCTAAACTTTTTGATATTACTAATAATTCTCTTAATGTTTTAGTCGGAAAGTCTTTATCTATTAGTCCTTTTTCTTTGTATTCGGCATATACCGACCTCAACATAGTATATCCTTTTGATGTTTTGGAAATTTTCTTTTCTTGAACTCCAGTTAATGGATTTAATGATGTTGGTACATCTTGTTCAATTGCAAACATATATGGTGCATTTAATATTCCATTTAATGGAATATCATTTAAGAACGCATATGTTGAACCTACAAAAGTTGTTGTGACTTCGAAGTTTCCATTACCTTCATTAAATTTAGAAGTAAACTTAGTAAGATGTAGACGATATCTTATCGCTTTACCATAAAATCCTTTAACTGTTAAATAAAATATTGGCCACGGTAAATGGAAAAATGCCTTATATGGTGAGTTTTCAGGAGATTCAAATAAAGTCTTACCTCTAACATCAATAAAGTTAATGTTAATCTGTGGAATGAAATTTGCCCCCTTAATGTTAATGTTAATTGAATCGATACCAAACGATTGGGCGGTACCGTCATAACTTACGTTATTAACATTAAGATTACCGGTGGTTTTTCCATTTGCATCAAAAATGGTTTCGTCTTTACCATTATATGCATTAGTCCATGAAGAATCAAAATCACCCCCTCCTTGATTTTTTAAAATATTAAGTGTCCCTTTTGCAATTGATACAACTTCTCCCGTTGATGTTTGGTCACCAGACGCGCTTAAAATTGATCTTGGAATTAAATCCGCTTCAAGATTGACGTACATAACCAAATTCTCTTGTTTGAGTCCTCTTGGTTCTATAACACCATCATTAACCACACTATTAGGGTCGATAAAGAATAAATTATTCTGATCGACCTTAACTAATATGTTTTCATTCTCATTTAATTTATTGTTCCCCATAATATAGTTTATACAATTCTATAGCACTTTTATAATCTTGTAAAGTGCTAATTAAAGGAAATGGTACTCTTAATAAAAAATTATCAGGTATTTCAAATTCAACACTACCCGATAATGGATTTGCTAACATAATTAACCACCCATACACCGGTGTACCGTAATATTCTTGTGAAATTTTATCTAATCTCTCTTTACCTCTTTTATATTGGAAATACTTATCTGTTCCCTTGATTGGGATTTCAATTCCGGGAACTATTTTAAATTCTCCGTCCGTTACAAAATATTGATACCTATCGAAATACCCTCTACTCATGGTTTATAAAAATTTAATACACTTTTCCCAAGTTTATTTTTACTTAAGAAAATATTAGTTAATACACCTTGTTCAACCGTGTCAGTTATTAGTGCCGTTGAACCTATTTCAAATTCAACACTTTTACTGTTTTTTCTAATCGGGGATTTACCTAATTTGAATTTTTTCTCTTTTTGAACAGTAATGAATTTTTCAAATATTTTACTTAATTTTTCTCTTACTTTATCGGTGAAAACCGTTTTGTCAGATTCATATAACTTAATAATATTTTCTTTTTCTCCTTGTAACAATATAGATAAAAATTCCGATAAAATAGAGTCTGAAATAACCGGAGAGTTAAAATTTAATGAATTATCTAAATCTTCAGTAAAGTTACTATGTTCCTTTACTACGTAATCAATCAAATTAGAATATTCATTATAAATTTTATCATATGTATATCCCGATAAATTAGCTTGAGTGAATGTAGTCCCGCTAATTTGTCCGTCACGTACATAATTAACAAGGTAATTAACATTATCAATTGCCGATATAATTTGATTTCTTGCCGATTCTAAATTTTTTATTGATTTTATCTCAGTAAAACCATCAATCGTTTCATTTATAAATTTCTTTACAAATGGTTTTAAGATATTATTTGAATTAATGATTGACGATTCTGATTTTAACCCTTCATTAAATCCAAGTAATGTTGTTAAATCCGTCGACTCAATTTTACTTTCCATTGCCGCTTTAAAACCTCTTGAATAAAATGATAAATCTTTTATTGGGTCATATTGTCCTAATATCTCAATCTTAGGTGGAGTGACTTGATTCCCTTGACTATAAACTTCTAAATCTTTTATCTTTCTATAGGTTGGTGAAAAAAATAGACTACCTAATTTTAAACCATATTTTTTTATAATTTCATTATATGTAGATTGGTAAACATTTAAATATTGACCTATAGAACTGTAAACCATGTTAATTTGATTATCATAGTTTAGTTTAGTTCCCGATAACGTACCAATATATACTCCCTGTGCCGGTGTTGCTGGTGTCGGATTTTCTACCGGTTCTTGGAAAGTAGGTTTTTTTTGTAGTTCCTCTAAAAATTGTTTAGTGAATTTTTCTCTATCTTCTCCTCCGATTGTTGTTGCGGTAGATTGTGATCTCTCATCAAACATTTCTGTGTTAGCAAAGAAATTTGAAGATAACGCATTTTGTAATCTTTCCACCGGTTTCTCTAAACCTTGTCCACCAATAAAAGCAATTTGCATAGTAACAGTTGCAATCATTGGTTGTACACCAATACCTTCAGGATTTAAATCCCAAGGACTATCATCGTAACTTATGTTAACGTCTTTAATAACGATTTTAGAGTGATAGAAATCCCCTATTCTTAATACACAGATAGGTGGTGGACCAAATGTTGTATTTCTAGCACCAACGTCTGTATTGTCAGCTAAACCCTTAATAGGGATAGTATCACCAGGTCTTACACATTGTAATAAGAAAGTTAATCTACTATTTAAACCTTCAGGTGTTGTTGAGTGGAATCCAGGGTGAAAATATTTTAATTTTTCAGTTAAAGATTTAAACGCCACAGGTGAATCTTCCTCTAATTTTTTAAAGTAATGACATTCAGAAAGAGTTTTCATTATAATTCTCTTCATTACATCAATAGATGGTTTTGGTGTTCCTCCTGTTGTGGTTTCACCGTCCGGTTCTACTTTAATTTTAGGTATCTTAACCACGATATCTTGTGGTTTATCTGTTTTATTATATTTTAATTTAACGTTCGCTTGTCTACAGAAAAAGGCAACGGGCGCTTCGATTTTTAAACCAGTTTTTGTATTAATAACTTGTTTACAATCTATGTTTGATTCTCCTCCTCCATTTGGTAATATGGTATTTTCTCCTGTAGTTGTAAAAATTACATTTAATGTACCTTCAGTATCGTATCCTAAATCTTTAAATGGATATTTTAATGTTACATTATTTAAACCTGTTTTTTCAAATTGTTTTAAATAATCTACAGTAAACCAATTAATGAATTTTTCATCTATAGTAACCCCATTTGATAATTTACTTAAAGTTTCAAAAAGGATACTATATCCTCTTCTAACTCCTAAATAAAAATTATATTTATCGGTGGCAACTTCAGATGTTGAACTTGAAATTCTTAACTCTGCTTCTGTTACCGTCTTACCTGATATATCTTTTTTTAATTGTTCCACTTTTAATGAAAAATCGTTATAATTTTTCTGAACAGTATCAAAACCTGAAGATATGTTATCTTTAACTAAATTTATTGACACACCACTGAAAGGTAATACTTCCGATTTTGTCATATTAAAGATAGTTTTAATATCTTTTAAGGCACCTTGACTATTATCAGATAATAAATTTACTAAATCACTATCTAAATCTGAAATAAATTTAGTTCTTTCGGCTAAATATTCTGAAGTTATAACTCCATATGTACTTGTTGCAATTGCCTTATTATTTACGTTAAATTTAGGTACGTCATTTGGAAAATAAAAAATATTATCAAATGGTGTTGGTTGTATTGTTTTATTTCCGTTTGTATTGTTTTGTTTTGTTTCGACTTGTTCAGTTACGTACTTAAATTTCTTTATTGTTTGTTGGTCTTTACCCGCATTAAGGTATTCTTTAATTCTTTTTATATCATCACTATCTAACGTTGTGTATGTTTGAATTAATGAATAGAAATCTAAATCAACACAACCCGCGAAAAATGCATTAATGTAATTATCCGATTCTTCGTCGGACATTCCTTTAAAGTGTTCCCTAACTAATAAATTCAAAATACTCGGGTGGTCAACAACCACTTTAAATGATACTTGACCAGTTCTTGATGTATTTTGATACGTATATATTGGTTCAGGTCTTCCTAAAAATGAATTTTCTTCCCATCTTGCACTATTTTGTTCTGATACTTTTAAGTCGTATGGTGGAAACCACATTACTCGACCACCGTTATTACCTTTTTCACATGCAGGTAAATCCGTAACTCTAAAACCATCAGTATTTGATGTCTTCCACGCTAAGTTCTCAATTGAGAACATGTATTTTTTAGCATAGAATCCACCACCATACGGATAATTGTTAAAAATATTTGTTGATTGGTCAAATGATTTTTTACCGTTCGACATGGGTGCAATGTTTAAATTCCAAGGTCTACTTTGGCCTCCCATTACACTACCATCGTATTTTCTAATATTTGCAGTTCTTTTCATGGTGTCCGAATAGTTCATGTATGACCTATCTTTGGTCCATACTCTACAATATTCCACACCACTTTCAGTACCTGAGAAATTATTAACAAATTTTACAGCCGAACCTCTCGATATTTTTACGTCTCCATCACCAAACACTCTACTTGTTTGGTCAATAACATTTGCAACATGTGAACGTGCCGCGCCACCGTCAGAAGGCATTGAATCTAATATTTCTTGAGTGTGACCTAATATTGAGTCTTCTCTAAAACCATATTTTGTTGAAAGTGTTTCTTGTAAAACACTACTTTCTCCTGACCATTCTGCATTGTGTTCACCTAATTTATTTTTTGAATTTTTAGATATCCAAGTTAGGTTACCCCCAATTGACCCACCCTCTGTAATATTTTTTCCTTTATGAAATAAATTTGCAGAAACTTCATCAAACATTAATGAAAGATAGTAACTACTTCTTACTGGTCTATCATTGAAGTCGTTCATCGCATATTTTACATCATTTCCTCTATCGTCACCAATATATGCAATTCCTGCAGGTGCCTCTTCACCTAATAGTGATTTAATACCTTGTGCTGTTTTATCAACAAAATTAAAAATTTTAGATGTATTTTGTGACCTTGCAGTTGTTGTGTAGTTAGGTGCGTATTTTGAAAATGATAAGTTATGATATAGGGCATTTTTTTGACCCTGACCCATATATTCAATTAAAAGATCAGAGGGTTTTCTCGATAGTTTAGGTCTTCTTTGAATACCGACTAACGAACCTAACACTCCTGTCACATCTTGCCATAATTTACCCACCTCAGTAGATGCTGTTGGTCGATAATTAATTGGATTTGCCGGATTACTTAAATAATCACCCGGTATTTCACTAAATGGAAATTCAATACCCGAAACTGTTTGTAAAAAATCAATACCCTTACCCGGTAATGTTTTAGCCACCGTAATATCGTAATTAGCCTCAACTAATGGTTCTCTACCTGTAATAATGTTTATTGCGGTTGTTGTGTTACCATTTAACGCATCTAATAATCTTACTTTACCATTTGTTGCTTTATCGATATTTCGAGCAATCCTTGATAAAACCGGACCATTAGAATCTAATTTAATATACGATGATGCGAATTTATATAATTCAGATTCTGTTGTATTATCTTCAGAACCCATAATACCAATTAAATTATGGTTATTAGCAACAAAATAAGGATACAACGATAAATCGGCCTTTCTTGGTAATGTATCAATTGTATCTGTTACAAAAAATTCAGTTGGTTTAAAAGTGTTAGTACTATTGATTCGTAATAAATCGTTAGTTCTGTTGTTGTCAACATTTCCTTGATTCTTATTTGGTGCATCACTTAAATTTTGCACAGTATATGCTCCACTTGTAAATGTTTGTGGACCATTAGGTTGATTTAAGGTCTTACCTAATATATAATCTCTAAACTTTTTGGTTGAATCAAAATCTAAGTTACTTGGCATTATTTTCTTTTATAATAAATAGGTTTAATTTAAATTATACTGGTGAAGTATATTCGTTTTTATTTCCGGTAGTCCAATTAGTTGCAATACTTGTGTCTCTCACAATTTCTCTGTTAAACGAATCCATTAGAGCATCACTTCGACCGAACACAAATTCATGTGTTACTTTACTTTTTGTCTCAACGGATGCAGTTGTTTTTTCACCTTTAATATAATCAACAGCATCTCGACCAAATTGTTTTATAGATTCAATAGGGTTTGCCCTTACTTCTTTCGCTCTATTCTCTGATCTTTTTTCTAAACCATAGTCACTTGGTTTGTTTACCGTTTCTTTCGCATAATCTGAAATGGTTTTACGTAAATTTTCAAATTCGGGTCCACCCATTCCTTTAGCGGCACCTTTAATTATTTGAGCACCTCTAACTCTATAATATGCGGCAACAACGCCCATATCTCGGGCCATTTGTTGTGTTTCGGTTAATTGAGCCATTGCCATATCTTTAGGACTCATTTCTTTAAATGCTTCTCTGTTAGATAATAACGCTTTCATCATTTCAGGTTTTAATTCATCTAACGCAATTTTAGTGTCGGATAATCCTAATTTTTTAGCTAAAGATTCGGGTACAGTGATTTTCATTTCACCACCTTCCATTCTCGAAAGGTTAGTTAAAAATTCTCTATCGTCATCCTTCATCACTAAACCGGAAGACATTAACGCGGTAGATGCTTGTGTTCGTTCCGCCGCCGCAATCGCAATTTTATTTAATTCACCCATGGAGATACCGAATTGGTCGGCCATCTCTTTAGATTTTCTTAAATTTGCTCCCGTTACTTCAAATCTTCCCTGCTCTTGATTATACGTTGATAACGAACCAGCTGCCCCAATTAATGCATCTTGTAAACCTTCTACATTATTTGTTGCCATGTACATTAATTTAAGTGGGTCGTTGAAATCTCCAATCGCGCCACCTAAAACTTGTAAGTTTGCCGATAAATCTAATGCCTTTTCGGGACTGAATACTTTCTCAGCAACTGAAAACACGGAATCCATACTCATTCTAAATTCTGCGGATTTTTGTGTCATTTCTTTTAACCCATCAATCCCCTTTTTAAATCCGTATTCGTTTAATTTACCTATGTTTTGTTGCATAGATTCGGTTATTTTTCTTGCATTTAAACCTAACGCCACTGAATCAGTGATTGCGGTACTAATTTTATTAACTGTAAGGTCGGCACCCGCACCGACAGTTTCGAAAGTACTAATAGTATTGGCGAATTCCTTCATTGACATACTAAGTGACTTAGCCACAGGTACTACGGTATCAATTAAACCTTTATTAATTAAACTAAATTTACCTGAGTTTTCTGTAAGTCCAACGTATAAGTCACCAATGTCAGCTAACGACATTCCATATCTGGCAGCTCCGATTGATGATTCAACCATGTCTTTTCTTAGGTCTTCAGATAATTGACCTGTAAGCATAGACTTACTATTTATTTCACTTCGTAATTCGGATTCGGTTTTTAATTGACTAATTAATTCCTCACCTACCGCAGCCATACCCTCAGAAAGTAGTTTTACTGGGTTTAATCCACCGTTTTGTACAATGTCAAATAATTTTTTAACTTTATCTGAACCCTGAGCATCCGCTTGACCTATTTGTGTATCGTAAAATTGTTCGGCAATATTAGCGGTACCTTTTATTGCATTGTCAAGAAATCCAAATGTTTTTTTGATTGCTAATCCAACTCCACCGGTTTCCGCGGCGAGAGCCATATCACCGGCAGTTGATGCTCCGGACGATGTAGAAGAAGTGGAAGATGAAGATGATGTCGACAACGTGGATAAATCGACACTTCTCCAATAAGATTGTTTAGCTGCAATTGTTGCCCCTGAAGCGTTTCTATCGACATTTTGACGGTAGTATGTTTCAAACCCATCAGGGTCAGTTCTCGCTAACTGTTGTAATTTTTTATTATCTGCTGCCATACGTATAAATAGATGTATTAATCATTTCCCGTTTCTTTTTCGACAATATAATTTATGTAATAACGTCGAATATAAACAGGCATGTTAATTATATCACCGTATGTGAATCCTCGTTTAACTAAAAATAAAATTTCGTCTAATTGACCTTTCTTATAATCCGTAGAAAGGACGAAAAAACTCAACCCCGAATCCAATTTCAACTTGGATAGTCTCTCCGGACGGGGTTTCAATACTTTGGGTTAAATCCAACCCCGGTTTATTATCGTTAATGAATTTTTTAAAATCTTGGGAATCTTTAATTGGTAGATTTTCAACAAAATTACGAATGGTTAATAAATCTCTATTTCCTCCGACAGACTTAATCATCATTTCAAGTTGTTTTGTGACAATAGGAGCAATTCCATTACCGTTCCAACTTTTCTTAATTGAGTCAATTTCTTTTTCTTGTTTAAGAGTTAAGAATGTAAATGCGATGTCAATCTTACTTTTTTCTAAATAATACGAGTATTCTCCGTTAGCGTCTTCAGTTAAGTTAAAATCTTTAACTTTAATTTCACTTAAATCTATTTCAAATGAAAAGGTTTCATCTGTTTTTGGGTCAAGAGCACTAATTTTATATTCCGAACCAAATGCTGTATTTCTTAAAAAGATTAGAATTGCTTGACGGTCCTCCTCAACAATTTCATCAATTGGTAAGTCCTTGTCTAAAATTTTTCTTTTTAATAATTCTTCAACTACAGTACCTGTTGCAATTAAACTAGGTGAAGATAAAATGTTCTCATCAGATGCCGTTAGATAGGCAACTCTTACTGATTTTTTTCTATTTTTATAATGTATACCTTTTGTTGGTAATACGACCACATCGTATGCGATTGAAGGGTCTAATCTAAATTCTTCCATAATATAAATTTAAACTATAACTATTTGAAAGTAAAGTTTATAAAAATAAAAAAACCAATAACCTATTAGACAGATTTACTAATTTGGTTATTGGTTTTAATATGAAAAAATTTGTATATTAGAATACTTGAATACATCTATCCATTCTTAATGAACATGTGATAGATGCTAAATCGTCTCTTGAATAGTCTAATTCGTTGAAGTTCAAATCAGTAATGAAAGTTCCTTGAAGAATCCATTTCTCAACTACAACACCTGTTGGGTCTAACATTTCAAGTTCAATGTCTTTTTTGTATCCAGCAGCATATCCCATTCTACCTGTTACCGATTCCGCATGTAAACGGAACC